TGCGTCACTTACACCGTTTAATATACACAAAGACCTTAAAATACCATCACCACAGATAAGTACCGTAGAAGACATTGCTAAGTCACTAGGTGTAGATTTGAGTAGTACAGACTTAAACGTGAAGGATGCCGCTAATAAGGCGGTTAATAACGTGCTAAACAGTACATCCAATAGGGTATTACAAAGCAAATATCTTGCAAATATCAATAGTGCCATATTAACAAGAAAATCAGTAGTAGAGAAAATCGCAGAAAAGGCCAAGTTAGTGTTTGGTGGTCTTAAATTGCCTACAACATCTAATCCAATGGGTAGAGATAGAGTATTAAACAATAACTTTGTAACTAAAGCAATGGTGTCATTTAAAAATTCAAGTTTTGGCAAGGGTGTTTCAAATATCTTTAAGGGGTTCTTTTAATGATACAAACATTGAGCATCCTCAAAGTTTATTGCGAGTTTGAAAAAATTTTCCATATAAGGGTATGGCCACACGAGAGGTCACAATAGAATAGACCTACAAACAATGTAAGAACGAACTATATTAGAACTTACAAAGGACCAAAGACAATTTGAACAATATGAAAGAATATATCACAAAAGAAGCAATGAATATAAGAGTTCCTAACAATAGGTCTCTAATTAGTGCTACGCACCGCGGCGCCTACGCAATCCTTTTAAATACGGATAAATATAAGCAGGTGACCGCTTTAAATACGGCTACTTATGGGAAAAAAATAAAATGATTACAGACTTTATGGGCAAAGACGGTTTCATCTGGTTCGCAGGTGTGGTCGAAGATAGAGCAGACCCACTTAAATTGGGCCGTGTTCGAGTACGTTGTTTAGGTTATCACACAGAGGACAGAGAACAACTGCCTACTACAGACTTACCTTGGGCACATCCATTGTTACCCATTACTTCATCTGGCGTATCTGGTATTGGTCAAACTCCTCTTGGTCTTGTCGAAGGGTCTTGGGTGATTGGTTTCTTTAGAGATGCAGATACAAAACAAGACGCAGTAATCCTTGGTGCGTTGCCAGGCAAACCTACTACATCAGGTGCAGTTAATGCCGCAGAAGGATTAGGTTTCTCAGATCCAAATGGAGTATACCCTAGAGCGCAGACTGAAGGTAGTACGGCTGCCCAACATGATGTGAATAGATTAGCACGGAATGACGCAGATGATTCTTCACTTACACTTGAAGCAAGAAAGGCCTTACGTGCCGCAAATTATACAAACATACCCACGGCCACTATACAGGCCGTATATGATACTGCTTCTGAAGGTGATGTATGGTCCCTACCTGAAAACACATACGCTGCTCAATATCCTTATAATCATGTATATGAAACAGAAAGCGGCCATCTATTAGAATTTGATGATACACCAGATCGAGAGCGTATTCTACAATATCACCATAGTGGTACAGAAACAGAAATCACGGCCGCAGGAACAAAAAATGAAATAAACAAAGACTCAACCTATACGATAACCGAAAAGAATAACAAGGTCTACATTAAGGGTGACTCAGATGTGACCTTAGGTGGCCGTCATAAAGTCATTATTAACGCAGACGGCCAAACAGGTAATAACTATGATATACAGATAGGTCCTAACGCCAATGTCAATATACAAGTAGAAGGTGGTAACGTCAATGTATCTGCCTTTACATCTCAAAACGGCCCTAATACAGTAGGTGGTGATATTAATCTATTTGCAGGTAAAGACATTACTATGGCCGCTACAGGCCAGTTAACCATTAGTGCCAACAAAATCATAGAATCATCACAGACAACGACCACAAGAAGCGCTCAAGGAGAGTATCACACATACGGTTCTCCTATTGACCATAATTAGGCGAAGACTAACTTAAACACTATTAAAACTGGCTGGCCTTTCTAATCTATAAAAGTAGTAAGTAACATATGAATATATCACGGTCGCAAACTAAAGGCAAAACCTTAGCCTTCTATATGAAAATTTTTCTCGTGCTATTTTTTGTTCTATTAAGTGGCTGTGTCAAAGTATCAGTATCTTGTAATGTTAATAATATAGAAGAAATCGCATCCGCGGTCGAAGACTGTAAAGAACAACCTAACATGGCCATATCAAAGGAGTTTTAGAGATTATTACTATTATACATAGTTATGTTGAAACCCAAAGGAACCATGCTAGAGCTAACAGATAACGCAATACAACGATTAACTTACATAGCAAATAAGGCAGGCACTCGTTATGTGAGATTAGACATTAAGGGTGGTGGATGTGCAGGCTTTGAATATAAGTGGTCTACTACTGATACAAGGGAAGATACTGATTGTTTATTAGGTAACGTATTAGTGGCCAGTTTAGAGTTAGAATTATACTTACTAGGGACTACGTTAGATTGGGTAGAGGGTGAGTTTAATAGTGAGTTTAAGATAACGAATCCTAATAGTAAGAGTTCGTGTGGCTGTGGGGAATCGTTTAGTGTTTAGTTGGTGGGAAAAGATACTCTTTGGTTGTTTTGCTAGTTATATACTATATGTCTTTGTTTTAGCGGTGGCCAATACCATTTGTGATTGTATATAAAACGCCTAAAAATTTTTCGCTTACTGTGATAAATACTCTAATGTTAACTTGTGCGGAATTGACTATATGCTTGAAAGAACGAAAACACCTATATTAATCTCTATGCCTCGTAATGGCTCTCATTATGTGGCTCACTTTATAAGAGAGATATACAAACATAATGGTTTGTTACCTCCTGTATCTTTTACAAACGAATTTTTAGATGTTAATCCTACTAAACCTATGCAACCTATTTCTAAACGAATAGAGTTTTTAGAGTACTGCCGTAATACATGGAATTTAAATATGTTTATGAATGTTCATTCTCATCAATTAATGACACCAATTCATATACGTTCTCGTCCAAATGTACATTGTGTATTTGATTGGTTTCAGGAGTTCTATAGTGGTTATCAAATTGTAATACTACGTAGAAAGTATTTGTGGAAGGCTTTTATAAGTTGGTTGTTTCATAAAGCAGTAAGAGATAGTTTAGATAGAGCTGGGGATATAGGTTCAACTGAAAGAGAGAAACTACATAATTGGCATAATAAAACTAATATAGGTGTTAACCTTGAAGACACTTTAAAATCAACTGTGTTAAAGTATAAACCTGTGTTTAAATGGGATGCTTATTTCTTTGGACAATATTGTACAAGTGTTCGTTATCTAAACGAAATTATAATACCTTATTATGATCAAACTAGTATTAAATTAAATACACGTAATTTATGGTTAGAGGATTGTAATGATGAAAGTTTAAAGAGTATGTTCTTTCAGGAATATTATATACCAAATAGTACTTTACATGGTGAATGGACTCAACCTTATAAACCTTTTACTATTAAATATGAAACTTATTTTGGTGAACATTTGGCTGAAATACAAGACAAGTATAATGAACAATATGAAAAAGAGTTTAAGTATTACGGATATACTAATTAGGTAATAAATCAAATGCCCAAGCTTTTTCGTAACACCAAAAACATTGCCAACACCATTCAGTAAAGTTATTAGTTTGATTAGGACCTCCAACACAACTACGTGTAATAGGATATAGGTCTTTCATTAAACCTTCTTCTTTATAGATACTTGCAATAAATCTTTTGTTTAAATTAACCCAAGGTTTATATACATTGTATTTTAGTTCAGGTTCATTTTCAACATCACGTCTTGCTTCACCTCTTATTCTAGCAATGTTATTTTTATCAAAATTAATATTAGGAAACTTTTTTATTGCATAGTCACTAAACTTTACTCTTACTTCCATAGGTGGATTTGCAGACATACCATCTAAACGTAAAGGTCTATCTAAACGTGCCATAAAAGCATCCGAACCATCATCTATTTGATTGGCCTTTGACATTTGTTGTAGGTTTAACGTTTTGTATTCTGGTCTTTCGTCTATAAATTTTTGTGCTTTTACATAGTGTACAGGATCCTTATCATCATAGTTTTCAATTGTATGTTCGTGTATCTTTGCCTTAGGAAATCTATTCTTTATAAACTCAACTATTTCAGCAGCTGCATCAGCATCTTTTGGTCCATGTACATCTCTAAATGTTAAAGGATAAATGTCAATGTTAGGGAAATGTTTGGCAGTTAAATATAATGCGGCCGCAGAGTCACAACCGCCTGATAATGAAGCAACTACTGTTTTAGGTATACCATTTTCATCTAATGCTACATCAGCCTTTGCTCTGTCTTTATAAGGTGATGTTTCCATTAAATCTGCTATGTTTGAATAGAAAGGAATTGTTATGTTATTATATGTTATATTCATTATTTAATTTCTCCATGTCTTACTTTTCTCCAATGTGTTAACTCTGGTGTTACATTAAAATAAGTTTCTTTTTTTATTTTCTTTACTACGTGTTTATCACTTGGTTTAGGAAAATTAGCATATGCCTCTTGTACGTTCTTTCTTAAATTTCTACTTCTAGGATCAAAACCTCTATTAGTATTAATTAGTAATAAAGTTATGCCTTCTTCTTCAGCCATCTCTTTTGCTCTTTCAATCTCATGTTCGTTATACCCAAATATTATATATTGCCAAACTATCGGGTGACCCATGGCAACACCCATTTTCATAGTTTCCCATACTTGTTCAAAGTTAGAACCGATACGATACAATTCTGATTTCTTATCTAAACCATCTACACCAAAGTACCAACAATTTTCTCCTAGACCATAACTATATGCTTTTTCCCACCACTTTTCATCCATGCCTTTTGTGTTAGTACCATTAGTTGCAACTCTTAAACCTTTACCTAAACCATCCATCATTTCTAAAAATGTTAAGAATTGTGGGTGATAGATTGGGTCAGATATTTGACCACAAAAGGTTATTTGATGTTCATAGTAGGATAGTATTTTTCTAAACTCATTAGGATCAATATCAAATGATCTTGCTATTCTAGGTAGACCTTCTACCTTTTGTCGTAAACATTGTGGGCAACGTAATATACACCTATGAGATAAATCCATATTAGGTGATGAGAAACGTTGATTACGAATATAAAAGTCTGTTAGTTCGCTCATATTTTATAATTATCCTTTTCTCTATTACCACACTTGTATTGACATTGTTTTGGTGTACAACTTGGATTATTTAATAGTGAATCAAAGAAGTGTTCCCATTCTTTAGAACCATATATGTCCTCTAACTTATCATTATTCTTTAATGCAAGATGTTCATCTTTTAAATGAAATACTTCCTCTACACTATGGTCGTTTTTAGGATCATCTAACCAACAACAAGGTAACATAAAACCATCTGCTGTGTAAGCTGCAGGCTTATGATAACTCTTTGGCTCGTATGTTAAACAACGAGGTTTAATCTTTATATCTTTAGGATCCATTTCTTTCATAATACTATTATATCATATACAATACTAATGTCAAGCATTGTGAAATTCTATTATATCATCTGGAGAACACTTGTTTTCCCAATTCTCTCCTTTAGGGTCTGTAGAGTTAGTTTTTAGAGGGTCATCAAAATCTGCTTTATAACCTAGTTGTAATACATGTAATGGTGCTTCTTTTACCCATGGCAATTCTGACCATTGTTTACCATATTTGTTCTTTTCTATAAAGTATCTATTTTGTTCTTCATCCCAATCCCATATAGGCCAAGATTGTATAAATGAAACAGATAATCCTTTTTCTAATGCAAGAGCTGTCAATGACATGATAAACATACCTACTTCTAATGAGGCAAGATTTCTATTTGCAGTTCTTCTAAACGTATTAGGATCAGATTGTGAAAATCTTTTATCTGTTCTACCTACATCTATATCAGTTTGCTTATGTCTATTTTCATGTTCAGCAGTAAACTGATTATCATTGGCTAATCTTACGGTAAACAATAATGTATATGGTGGACGTTTATTATGTAAACCCAAATCTGTATTAGTATCCATTTCTAATTCATACTTTGCAACACTACCTGTTTTATGTAAAGCACATATACCTGTAATAATATCTAGTTCTTTTTTATTATCAGGTCCTATGACGTGTATTTTAAATGGTTGTAAATTATTTTTAGATGGTGTTAACTCTAAACATTTTTTTAATAATGTATTGACTTCTTCTTTACTTGGAATCTTTTCGTTATCCCATGCAGCTCTTACTTGTCTTCGTTTCTTTATCAAATCTTCCCACATTATATTATATTTGTATCTGAAGCTTCTTCAGCTTCTTTTACTGATTTATCCCATGTTTGAAATATTTTTGCTTGTTCGTTATGATCTCTATGTTTAGTAGGATCATAAAATTCTTCTAGTTCAGGAAACACTTCAAACAAATGTGATTCCCATTTTGTGCCTTCATAGAATTTATCTGCCTTTAACATATAATCAAATACATTTTGTAAATCTACATCTGGATCAGCAGGTCTTTCCAATGCAGCTATTATATCAGGCCAATCTTTATATTTTGGTATTAACGACTTCTTAATTTTTTCTGGTAAGTTATTAGGTCTTAAATGTTTAGGTTTGTCAATCATTGCCCAATTCAATTGGTCAATAACAGGATTGTCTTTACACCAATCAATAACTTCGTAAAATCTCATAACTGAAAGATTAGAAACTAAACCATTAAAGTCAACGACAACGTTAGGGTGTTTACGACACATCTCTATATTTTCTACAACTTCTTCCCATTCAGTTCTTCTTCTCATATATTCAATAGTTTTACCAATACCATCTACTGAAGCGACCATAGATACATTTTTAAAATGAGGAATGTAATTAAATATATTGTGTCTACCTTTTTTAGTTTTAGTTAAGTTGGTTTGATATTTTAAATAGATATGTTTTGCATGGCCACTTTCAATAACCTTTTCTAATAACTCATAATGTTTTTTCATAATTAATGGTTCACCACCAATCACTTTAATACTTCTAACGTAAGGTAATAATTCAAGTACTTGTTCAGTAACACCTTCAGTTTTATCTGCCATTACAAGTTTCATATAGTCTTCTCTAACTTTACCTCGTTCACCAAATACAGCATCATTCCAAACACCCTTTTCAGCAACACGTTGTCTAGTTGTTGAATTAGCGTGTACACACATAAAACAGTCAAGGTTACATTCTGAACCAAATACTTTTAATTGTATTTCTAAAATTCTTTCATCAAAGGCCCACTTACCACTTGCATTGTATAGTTCAACATTTTTTTGAATATTATCCCAAAACTCTTTATCGTTAGTATGAATTTTTAAACAGTTTGTTCTTCTACTTCTACCGTATTTGTCCTCATCACTTCTACATCTTCGGCATATATCATTAACTGCTTTAAAGTCTGTTTTAGGATCAAGCATTTCTTTACGAATACTATTCATATATTCACTATCAACCATCCATTCTTTTAACGTGGTATTTTTAATAGTTTCGTGTTCAGCATCTTTACCAAAACAACAAGCTCTGTATTTACCACTTATCTCATTATAGACTTGTGTAAATGGTATTGTACAAAACCATATATCTTTATCTCTTGCTTGTTGTAAAATTGACTTGTCTTCTGGTGGTTGTCCAGGTATAGTTTTAGTAGCTTTGAGTTTTGTTTTATCTGATAGATTTTCCCATTTCCACCATTCTTCAGTATTTACATTACCAGGTGTTGAGCGATCACCTGGACCACCCTTTGTAAGCATTTTCTCAACCTGTTTATCGTGCATATCATCAATATCTTTCACAGGCTTATTATTTAAGTCACTCATAATTTTATTTATTCCTATATTAAGTATCTATTTTTATAAATTCAATATCGTTAATTACTTCTACTATATCAATATAATTTAACTTATTTCTTTTTACATAATTATAAACTCTAGCAAATGCTTTCATATTTTTCTCTATATCATTTATTCCTGAAGCTTCATATTCAGCGCACATAGGTAATACTATATTTGTTTTATATTTTTTTTCTGAAAAATATTTTGCACTACACAATTTAGATTTTATCACACATCCCGAGGTATTGCAACCTCCTATGACAATTTGAGTGTTGTAATTTTGCATTTGAAAGTTAAGTGTTTGTAGTAATAATTGTTCAATATCTTCTACACTAGAATTAACATTTTGAATATCTAGCCATTTCCATCTCTCATTTACAGCAATATTTCGTATTTCTTGCAATTTCTTATCTCTAATACTATTACCAATAGATAATATAATACAACTATTCCTATCTATGGATGTGTTTTCAGTTATTTGTTGAAGGGTACTATATCTTAAATCATTTACATAATCATCAGCAAGTATTTTATGTCCTTCAAAGTCAATTAATAATATAACAGTTTTCATTTATATCCAATTAATAATTCTTTCAAAGTTTGGTCGTAGGTCAGTTATTTCTCCATTATACTTTTTTGGTTCTTTAAATGTTTTTCCTTTACCAATAGACATAATCATTATTGGACTTGTTTTTACAAACGGTATTGTTTTTATCCAGTCTTTGTAATTTGCAGAAAAACACTTTGTATAAGTAACATCTAAATTGTTTTCTAAACACAATGTTGTAAGTATCTTTACAAACATACCAACTTCGATAGAATTGGTTGAATATAAAGTTTCAAATTTTTTAGGATCAACAGCTTCATAATAAACACCTTTACTAATTAAGTATTCTTGTTCCTTGTTAGGTTCATTTTCAAGTCTGTTTGTAAAAATTAAATTGTAAGGTGCAGTTAATAAACAAAGTAAATTTTCATTTAATCTAGGTTTATCAATAGTAGTGTTGTTGGTATTAGTCTGTGCCTCATTTGTTGTACATATATTATAAATTGATTCTTTAATAGATTTTTCATTTGGGCCTACAATGTGTATTGTATATGCCATAAATTGATTTTTTGAAGGAGTAACTTTCCAAGTTCGTTTTAAAAGTGAATTAATTAAATCTTTACTAGGAATTATTTCACTTTCAAATTCATAAACGTGTTTTCTTTTTTTTAAAATATCATCAATATTCATATTTTTATTTATAATAAATATATTCATGCATAAAAAGATATTAATAGTAAGTGGCTGTAGTTGGACTGACCCAAATCAATTATCTGAAGATATAAATGTTTCAGATAATATTGTACGTAATTATAATAGATGGCCAAGTATGTTAGCTGATAAGTTAGATATGAATTTAATAAATTATGGAAAAATAGCTTCAGGAAACGAATATATTTGCTCTTCTTTAATTGATAATATTTCATCAATGAATGAAAACAAAAGAAATAATATTGGTTTAGTTATTGTTGCTTGGAGTGAGGCAAAGCGTACAGATTTTGAATATAGGAAAAACGAAAATGATTATTACGTGAATGGGCTTTTTTCAACCCGAGATAAAAAAAGGTATAATAAAGATTATATTTGGGATAGTGTATTATACACAGACCCTTTAAGAGGCGATATGTTTTATAGGGTAAAACAATCAATTAGATATATGTACTTACTACAAACCTTTTTAAAATTTAATAATATACCATATAAGATGGTACAAGCTGTACCTTTACAACAATTATCAAATTTAGGAACGGAGTTTAATTTAGATTTCACATTTGGTTCATCACAAAGAGCAGATACAATACGAAACCTAGACGTAGTTCAAAATGATTTTAACAAAGAATTGTCTAGTGCATTGGTAGATTTTCAGCTTTATCATTCGATAGATAAAAATAATTTTATAGGTTGGCCAACCTTAATGCAACTTGATGGTTATTCATTATATGATAAATTAAATAAGAAAACAGATTTTATATCTGACTTAACTACCTTCACAGAATATAAAAAAGATAATCATCCTAATCAAAACGGTCATAATAAAATAGCAAATATTATCTTAAATAATATAAATACTAGCATATAATTTTATATTTTATTTTCCGAACATTGTCGAATTAACCCACAAGAGGACTTACACTTATGCCTAAAGAGCCTAAGAAGATTACACTTACGTCTTTAAAGAAAAAGGCACCTAAAATACCATCATATACTTGTGTGTCTATAGATAATGTAATCAGTAAATTAGAAAAGTTAGTTGAACGTAAAAGGACGTTAGATAAAAAATCGTTAAAAGACTTAACCAAACGATTAGAAAAATTAAGAACGGCCAATGAAGACCTACGAGAAGGTGGTATCTATTGGTACGAAAAATTAAAACTGTTATTAAAAAATAGATAGGAGGTTTCCTATGAATTACTACGTTACAGGAACACTTATTATATTATTAGTTGCGTTTGCATTAATTGTTGGACCTTATCCATATTAACAAGGTTCTAATACAAAATATTCAGCACTAATGTATTTTCTACATTTCTTTCTCTTACTTTGTCCATCATCCTGATTTAGTTGTAAATAAATCAAACTGTAATAGTCGTAATGTCTATCTGTAGAATGAGCAGTAATAATTCTATTATTATCAAAATCAATAACTACTTGTTGACCCCAAGCACCATCCATCATTAAAATAGGTCTGTCATTAATACCAATCGGATCAAAGTGAAATTGACCACCATAACTTTGAGTGGCACTATGGTTACCTCTAAACTTACTATACTGAATAAACTGTTTATCAATTCTATTTTCATACATTGTCTTTAAATATTTACCAACGCAAGTATCATTATTCCAATGATCTAATATTAATTTTGCAATTCTTAAATAATCATATCTTTGAGCCCAAAAAGAATATCTACCATATTCACCTTTTCTGTTACCATCTTTTATTCTTAATGTTTTGCCGAAATAAACTCTTTTTTTAACTTTTGCGTCTTCAACAAATACTTTGTGAAGTAATTTTTCCCAATCATCACCAGTTTTGTATATAACATAGTTAATTATAACATTCGTTGTCATAGCACTATAATTATAATAAGTACCAGGTTCTAAACCATCTTTATTTTTAAAGTATCTTTTCATAGCAGTTTTAATCGGTATTGTATTAACATTAGGACCTTTACCTTTGATAGGGTTGTCCCATCCGTAAATTCTTTCACCTAATATTTCATCATCACCTGCCTGCATATTGAGTAAATCAATCAATCTTTGATTTTCATATAAAGTATTAGCTACAGTTGGATAATCTATTCTATCAAAAATTGTATGATTAATATAACCACCACATAAAGCATAACCTGTAACAACAGATACTAAACTTTTACCAATTGAGTGTGAAGGATATGGTCCTGTGTATTTACTTTTTCTATTTTGATCAACTATAATCTTATTATTTTCCCATAATAGATAACTTACAAGTCCTGTTTTTTTGTCTGATATTTGTTCATTAACTGTTTTTGATAATTCGTTAGTTTGCAAATCAAACTCAAACTCATATGTGTTATTTTTTTTATCACCAATTTTGTACTTGTGCATACAATCAAAACAATATTTCTCATTGCCATGATCAGCAAAAACAACACCAATAGATAGTACAAATGTAAATAACAGATAGTATATAAAAAGTTTTTTCATTATATTCCGTATTCGTTTAATCTAAAATCTACCACAGGCATAAAGTCGTAGGCATATTCATAATCAGGTAATGCACCTGACATTTTAACTAACGTATCATTTGGTTTCTTTTTATCAAAAAACTTTTGTAAAACAGTTTTAAGATTTTCAGCCATCACGTTATGAATATTTTTATTAAATTTACAAAACAATGATCCACAAACTACATTGACATCTGTGGCACCAACTTTTTTTGCAACGTTAATAATTTCGTTTCTTAATTGTTCATTTGTCATAATGTTCTCCTTTGTTAGTTTATTTTAAATATAAAGGTCCTGTCCATTGTATTGGATAGTTACCTGTTAATACATTTCCTCTTGGTGAGTTTAAAGCAGGTGCATTAAAACCAGCGGCTTTCAATATATCACCTTTTTTAAAATGTTTAAAATCTTCTTTTACAATAAAACAAAATACGCCGTTTTCTTGTACAATCTTAATGTACTTTTTACCAGGTCTTATAGATGTTTTAGAATCCCAATTATCAACTTGTTCTTTAGAATAACCAGTAAGTTCTTTGCCACCCATTGTTGACCATTTTACATAATCAGATTTGGCACCAGCCATTAGATTTGTAATTCCTTCATCAAGTGTTTTTGCAGTTTGTGTTACCATAGTCATAGTGTTATATGTCCTTTTTAGTTTTCATTATTTGTATTACTTGAAATAAAGATTTTGTTTTAAGTAATTTGTTTCCATAAGCAAGTCTTTTTTCAAGTTTCTTAATTGCAGTTTTTAATTGTTTATTATTCATTATGCAGCCTCCAACATAGTCATTGGTACTCTATAAGTTGTAATATTACATTGTACTAAACATTTCGATTGCATAATCTTTTTAATTACACCAGGTGTTTTTTTAGTCTTTTGTACAATGTTAACTTTTTGTCCAACAACCATAGAATTTTTAACTTTGTCTTTTATAACATTGTTAATCATATTTTTCATACTATTTAAATCTTTAATAGTCATTGTACTCATCATTTCATTAAATTTAGTTATATTCATAATGTTTTCTCCTATTTGTTTTGTAATGCGATTGATATTAAACCAGTTACTATTCCTGTTAAGGCCATCATGGCACCTATCATAAAGTTGTTTTCTTCTACAGCACCAGCACATCCGATCATACTGAATAGAAAAATAACAAACATAACTGCCGATGTATGTTCTTTTATTTTTTTCATAGTTTCTTCTTTGTATCTTAACTGATTATAAGCCTCAATTTGATTAAGTGCATTTTTTTGTAGTGTCATAGTGTTTCCTTTTATTATTTTACTTTTATTATACCAGTTTCTTCGTATGCCTTATAGTCGTTAATGATTTTATTAATAGCATTTTTCATATTAATGTCAATCATCTTTAAAAGAGTGTTATCAACTTCAATAACTTCTTTTACGTTTTTGTTTATCTTACTGATTTGTCTATATGCAATGTTTCTAACAATTGCCATATTCATATTTGTGTTTTTGTTTTTCATATACTACTAATATACCGTATTTTTATGTAAAAATCAACAAAAAAATGGAATAATTGTCCGATTCTTCCGTAGCTAGTCGGTATTCTGGCACATAAAGAACAAAAGAAGAACAAAAACCGTTATAAATAGTAGAAATTAACTAAAAATTGAGGAAATTATGGCAAAAATGCGTGAATTTCTGTTCTGGAACGAATCAGGACAAGAAGAAAAGAAAGAAAATACAAGTTTTAAGAAGGCTGTTAAGTCAGTCCAAGAGAATTTTAAGAATCAACTGATTGGATTTGAATATATTAGTAAAAAAGGCAAAAAAATCGTATCTTCAATACAATTACCACTTGGTAGAAAGAAAAAAATAGGTAGATAATGGCAAAATTAAGTAAAACCTTCGTTGCAAGGGAAAAAAACTATAAAAAATCATCATTAGGTAAGAAAAAACGAAGTGTTAAGTTTTCATCAATGAATAAATCTAAAAAACGTAGTTGGAAAGCGTATAACGGGCAAGGAAAAGGTTAATATGGCCGTAAGAGAGGGAGATAAACTTACAACTGGTCATGGATGTGACGCAATTACAAGTTTAGCAATATCTTTAGTTAGAACAGTTAAGGCAAACGGTATTGTAGGTGCTGTTTTAGGTACTCCAACAGTAGTTCATTTAGTTCCACCTGATATTCCGCCTTGTCAAACTCACTCATCAACGTTGAAACAAGGATCGTTAAATGTATTAATAGGTGGTATACCTTGGGGACGTATAGGTGATAGTGCTGACGCAGGTGCAATGATTTCAGGATCCTTAAACGTTTTAGTAAACGGCAGATAATTCATATAAATATTGATATGGCCTTTTCAAACTATGACGCAACAACAACAAATAAAAGTAAAAGATCAAATCGAATCTATAGTGATTTAAATTTGAGTTTTACTAAAAATCCTGCTACAAAGGATGTTGCAAAATTATTTGATGTACAGGCAATTAAAAGAGCTGTTAAAAATATAATTTTAACAAATAAGTATGAAAGACCTTTTAATTCTGACTTTGGATGTAACCTAAGAGGATTCTTATTTGAAAATATAACTGAACCATTATTAGTTATCATTAAAGATAGAGTTGCTATGGCAATTGAAAAATATGAACCAAGAGTTTCAGTAGAGGATGTTGTCGTTCAAAATGATGAAGAAAATAATGGATTAAATATTATGGTTTCATTCTTAATTAACGGCACAGAAGCACCAGTTTCAGTATCAACATTTTTACAAAGAGTAAGATAATATGAGTTCACACAGACTAGACATATCAGAATTAGATTTTGAAAATATAAAAGGTTCACTTAAAAGATTTTTATCCAATCAAAACGAATTTAAAGATTACGACTTCGAAGGAAGTTCATTAGCAATTTTATTAGACTTACTTGCTTATAATACACACTATTTGGCTTACAATGCTAACTTTGTTGCCAATGAAATGTTTTTAGATACAGCACAATTAAGAAGTAGTGTTGCTTCATTGGCCAAATTGGTTGGCTATACTCCCAATTCAGCTAGAGCACCAATCGCTGATTTAAAATTAGTAATCAATGATGGTACAGGATCAATAATTACAATTCCAGCAGGTACAAAATTTACATCATCAATAGATGATCTTACGTATTCATTCGTTACGGTTGCTGATAAAACAGTTCAACCTGTTGACGGAGTTTATACTGCACAAAGTTTAAATGTTTATGAAGGAACTTATGTAAGTTACAATTACACTTATGATGAACAAGACATTGATCAAAGGTTTTTAATATCAAGTGATAGAGTTGACACAACTACAATTAAAGTTGTAATTCAAAATAGTGCTTCAGATGTTACTACAAATGTTTATACAAAAGCAACCTCAATTACAGAATTAGATGGCACATCAAAAGTTTTCTTTTTACAAGAAGCAGAGGATGGTCAATACGAAATTTATTTTGGTGATGGTGTAATTGGTAAAAAATTAGATGACGGAAACATTATAAATGTAAGTTATGTTGTAACTAATAAAACAGAAGCAAATGGTGCTACAGCATTTACTCTTTCAGGTTCTATTTCAGGTTTTACAGACATTACCGTTACAGTAAATTCGTCAGCACAAGGTGGTGCTGAACCAGAGTCATTACAAAGTATAAAAAGAAATACTCCTGATTTTTATTCATCACAAGACAGAGCTGTAACAATAGAAGATTATAAATCAAAAGTAAAACAACTCTACGCTAACACACAAGCAGTTTCTGCTTGGGGTGGTGAAGATGCTGAAACACCTTTTTATGGTAGAGTTTATATTTCTATTTTACCAACAAGTGGTTCTAATCTTACAGATTCTACAAAGGCAAGAATAGTAACAGACTTAAAAAAATATTCAGTTGCTTCAGTAACACCTGTAATTGTTGATCCAGAAACTACAAATGTACTTTTAACATCAACAATTAAATTTGATGAAAAAGTTACAACAAAAACTAGTGACACATTAAAATCAAATATTATAACTACAATTACAAATTATAACGCAAACACCCTACAATCTTTTGATACAATTTTTAGACACTCAAAACTTACAGGATTAATTGATGATACAGATGAAAGTATTTTATCAAATATAACTACTGTAAGATTAAGAAAGTCTTTTATACCTACAATTGGCAGTTCAACAAAATATACAATTAATTTTGCAAACGCATTATACAATCCACATTCTGGTCACGCTTCTGTTGAGGGTGGTATTTTATCTTCAACAGGATTTAAAATAGATGGTGATACAACAAATATTTGGTTCTTGGATGATGATGGACAAGGAAATGTTAGAAGATATAGAATGGATGGTTCAGTAAGATCATATGGTAATAGTACACAAGGTACAATAGATTACTCAACAGGTAAAGTTGAAGTAAACTCTTTAAATGTTTCAAACATAGAAAACATTAGAGGTGCAGCTTCAACAGTTATCGAAGTGACAGTAAAACCAAATTCAAATGATTTAGTTCCAATTAGAAATCAAATATTAGAAATAGATGTTGCAAATAGTTCAGTCACAGTAGAGGCTGATACACTAGTAGGAGGCTCAGCAAACGCTGGTATTGGATATACCACGACTAGTAGTTATTAGATGAAATGGCCGACTTTAAAGATAAAATATCAAACCTTTTAAATTCACAAGTACCTGATTTTGTACTTGAAGATCATCCGTTATTTTTAGACTTTATAAAAGCGTATTATCAGTTGATGGAATCAGCTGAGATTAAATTAACAAATATTGGAGATCCAGATCATCTTCAATTAGATAGTTCAGCTAATGTAAATAATTTTTTATTATTAGATGGTACAAATGTAAACAAAGATGATTCTACAGATAGAATACTTTTAGAAGATACATCATATGGTGATTTTATAAATGGTGAAACAATTACAGGCGCTACTTCAGGTGCAACTGCTACTGTTTTAGTAGAAGATGTTGACGCAGGTTCTCGTTTATTTGTTACACATCAAAATAAATTTATAGAAGGTGAATTAATTACAGGCACATCTTCAGGCGCTCAAGCAAACATTGGTAAGTATAGAGCCAATCCAGTTCAAAACATACAACAACTTTTAGATTACGCTGATGTGGATAAAACTATATCAGGATTCTTAACTAAATTTAGAAATTCATTTTTAACTTCTATACCTGATACATTAGATGGTGATGTTAACAAAAGAAATCTAATTAAAAATATTAAATCACTTTATCAAGCAAAAGGAACAAAACGTGCAAGTGAAATATTTTTTAAACTATTATTTAACGAAGAAGCTGAGATAAGATATCCAAAAGACAATATTTTAAGAGTGTCGGATGGTAAATGGGATACAAAAAAAATATTACGTTGTATAGAAATTGGTAATTCTGACGCTACAAATCTTATTGGACAAACTATAACACAACCAAACAATTTAACAGATTCATCTATTAATGAGGCAACAGCTATTGTTGAAGATGTTTTTAAATTTATTATTGGTGGACAAGAAGTTGTAGAATTAGTTTTAGGAGATACTTCAGTAAACGGTACATTTATTTCAGGACAAACAATAACTGGAGTAAGTAATACTGATTTAGATGTAACTATATCTGTTACAGTTACAGGTATTCTTAATAATAAAGTCATAACAAATGATGGTGCATTATATAGTGAAGGTGATAGTGTATCATTAACTGCTGGTGGAACAGGAGCATCTTTAAAACTTGGACCAGTCGGTTCTGGTTCAATACAAGAAATTGTTATAGATGATGGTGGTGCAAATTATGAAGTTGGTGATGTTGTTAATTTTAGTTTTGGTAATGCATCAGCTAAAGTTTCTGTTGTTAATGGAGGTGTTACATTAGAAGATGGTACAGGCTCTGGTCAACTTATTTTAGAAGATGAAACAATGGTTGATGACTCATACTTTGGAAATAAAGTTGTACAAGAAGTTGGTGGCAATGTAGGAGATATAACAGACATTCGTTTAATATCTAATGGTAATGGATTTACATCTTTACCTACACTTACAGTTACATCTAGTTTAGGAACAGGTGCAAAAGTTTTAGCATACGGTTCTGAAATAGGAAGAGCATTAACAATAAATGTTGTTGAAGCTGGATACAATTATCAAGCCTCTCCTGCTCCAACAATAATTTTACCAACATATCTTTTAGTAACCAATGTTTCAGGAACATTTACAGCAGGTGAAACTGTTTCTGGATTAGGTTCAGATGGTTCGTCTGTCATAACTGCTACAGTAGTTTCATTTAATACAGATACAAACATATTAAAATTATCAGATACAACAGGAGTGTATGGTACAAATATTACAGTTACAAGTTCTGGTGGTGCAACAGCGACTGTTAGTAAATTAGAACAAGCAACAGGTACTATAGATGTAGCTGGTGTAATTACAACCGATGGTGCTTTTTTAAATGAAGACGGTTGGGTATCTGAAGATACAATGAAAATACAAGACAGTTTATTGTATCAGGATTACTCATACATTATTAGAGTTGGAAGATCAATCAATGAATGGAGAGATAGTTATATTAAAACACTTCACTCTGCTGGTTTTTATTTTCAAGGTGAAATTACAATTGAAACTCAACTAGACGCTCAGATTAAAAGAGTAACAGGAATAAATTCTGGTGTAACACAAATTTTAAAATCAGTAATAACAAGATTATATTCATTTATAGTTGGAAGAAGATTAGGTACTGAAACTGATGGAACAACATTAAGAGTAAATGCAAAATTAGGTGTATCAGCTGATTTAGATAGTGGTACAATTACACAGTTTGATAAAACAACAAGAGATGTAACTTTAAAAACACAGCCAATTAATATAGATTATGTAAGTAGAGTTAGAAGAAATTTATCCAACCCATCAGGCGATTTAGTAAATGTAAGACAAGGATTTGCATATGCTGGGCCAAGATTTGGCGTTTTAAACAAATTTATTAATACTGCTTTTGGAGTTACTGCAAACAATTCATTTAGTAGTAGTGGTATTACTTTTGCAATATTAAATGATATAAAAGTTCAAGGTACAAGAACATCATTAGATGGATCAAACGCAATCTTTTTAATGACTTCAAGTGCTGAAGGAAGAAAACTTAAAACAAACTTTACAATTCCTGCACAAATAGGTGATGTATCAGGTAATACTTTTGATGAAACAACAACAACATTTGATGATACTAATATTACAATGGATGCAGGATAACATATAAATAGTAAGAGAGAGATATGGCAAAACAAACAATAAACATCGGATCAATCGCAAATGACGGCACAGGTTCAACACTTCGAGCCGCTGGTGATTTAGTTAATGATAATTTCAATGAAATTTATACAGCAATAGGTGATGGAACTACTTTAACTACAGGTTTTATCACAGACTCATCAACAGATACTTTAACTAACAAGTCAGGCAATATATCCCAATGGACAAATGACTCTGGTTATATTACTTCATTTTCTGAAGCTAATGATTTATCATCAGCAGTTACTTGGGCTGATGTTCCAGATGCTAATATTACACAATCAAGTGTCACTCAACACCAAGCTGCTATAAATTCAGGTGTTTCTATTACAGAAAGTCAAATAAGTGATTTACAAAGTTACATAACTGCAGGTTCAACAACAACACTTACTAACAAAACTTTTGACGCAAATGGCACTGGTAACTCAATTTCAAACATTGAAGTTGCTGACTTAGCATCTGGTGTATTAGATACAGATTTAACTTCAGTTGCAGGCACAGATACTACAATTGCTTCAGCAAAAGCAATTAAAACTTATGTTGATAATATCGCAGCTGCAGGTATTCATTATCACACAGCCGTAAGAGTAGAAGCACCATCAAATTTAACTGCTTCATATGATAACGGCACTTCAGGTGTAGGTGCAACTTTAACTAACACAGATACTTTAGCAGCCATTTCAATTGATGGTGTTGCTTTAAATTTAAACGATAGAGTTTTAATTTACAATCAATCAAATGCAACTCACAACGGTGTGTATTATGTATCAACTGTTGGTGATGGTGCAACTGCATGGGTATTAACAAGAACAACAGATACAGATAGTTATGGTGCTTCTGATCCAGATTCTTTAGGAGAAGGTGATGCCTTTTTTGTACAAGAAGGAGATACAGGTGCTGGGGAATTATATGTAATGAATACTAGTGGTACAATTACATTTGGCACTACAAATATTACATTTTCTGTAATTGCCGAAACAGCAGTATATTCAGCAGGTCAATCTTTAACATTATCAGGCACAGAATTTTCAGTAACAGGAGGATCTATCGGTTCTACACAGTTAACAAGTGCTGTTCAACTACAAATATTAGACAGTTCTGGATCAGTAGTTAAATCACTATATGGTTCAGGATCGTAATAAAATGATTATAAATATAAATGAGGAATAAGAAATGCCAGCAATTATAACAAACAAATTTAGAATAAACAATGCGGAACAGTTTTCAGAATCGTTTTCTGAGGCTTCTCCAACAGTTTACTACTTAGGAATAGGTAGAGCTCAAGAATTTGGTACTTTAACAAGACCAGACGGAAGAACAGACTACGAAGGAACTGAAACTGCACCTATTACACCAGGTGATAGTGTATTAAACGAATTTAAAAACTTTGACGATTTATTAGCTGCTAAGAAAATTACAGCTTCAGACGTGTCTTTTGTAATACCAAGAAGAAACTGGACATCTGGCACAGTTTATGATATTTACAGACACGACTATGAAGAATTTATAACAGGCAGTACGTCAACAAGAGTAACTTCAAATAGTGGTGCAACTACTTTATTTGATTCAACTTTTTATGTTTTAACTTCAGATAGAAACGTTTACAAATGTTTAGATAATAATGGCGGTGGAACATCAACAGATCAACCATCTGGCACTTCTACTTCAGTTATTACAACTTCAGACGATTATAAGTGGAAATATATGTACACTTTATCGGCGTCACAACAAGCAAATTTCTTATCTACAGATTTTATGGGAGTTTCAACAGACTCAACTGTAAGTTCAGCTGCTGTTGATGGTGCCTTAGATGTAATTAAAATTAAAACTGCAGGATCAAGTTATACAGTTTCAGGTGGTGCAACATCAGGAACAATAACTGCTGTACCAATAAAAGGTGATGGTACTGGTGGAGTTTGTTCAATTACTTTAACTTCAGGTGCAATTACAGCTGTTACAGTTACAACAAGAGGTACAGGATATACATCAGGCTATATTAGAAACGCTGATATACTTACAGCAACAAACGCTGGTGGTGCTGGTTCAGGTGCCGAACTAGATGTTATTATTCCACCAAAAGGTGGTCACGGATTTAATGCTGTAGAAGAATTAGGTGCTTTCTTTGTAATGTTAAATACAACACTAGAAGGAACTGAAAGTACAAATTCAGGAGACTTTACAGCTGCAAACGACTTTAGAAAAATTACTTTAATTAAAGATCCAAACAACGCAAGTGGAACAGCTGCTTCAGCTGCAACATTAAGAGGAACATATGCAATTAAAATTGCAAGTTCTCCAACACCAGGAACATTTACTGCTGATGAAGAAATTAATCAAGCAACAACAGGTGCTGTTGGTAAAGTTGTTGAATGGGATTCTGTAAACGGTATTTTATATTACATTCAGACAAGGCATAATGACGCTGGGGCTGATAGTGATGGAAATGTAACTGCCTTTTCAGGTGCAAATGTAATTACTGGTCAAGGTTCAAGTGCAACTGGTACACCAGACACTTCAACTCAAACAGTTGATCAAGTTGTATTTACTTCTGGATATGCTGCTCCAGAATTACAACATGACTCAGGTGAAATTTTATATGTAGAGAACAGAACCAAAATTACTAGAGCAACCGATCAAACTGAAAACATCAAACTCATTATTGAGTTTTAACAGGGGAAAATAGATAATGCCAAGTCCAACTGATTTTAATGTCAGTCCTTACTATGACGATTTTACAGAGTCAAAAAAGTTTCACAGAATACTTTTTAGACCTGCTTTTGCTGTTCAGGCTAGAGAATTAACTCAATCACAAACTCAATTACAAAATCAAATAGAAAGATTATCAGATCACCTTTTCGACAAAGGTGCAATGATTATTCCAGGTGAAATTGGATATGACTTAAAATATTATGCTGTTAAGTTAACATCTAAATCTGCTTCAAATTTAACAGATTATGTTGGAACAACTTTAACAGGCAATACTTCAGGCGTTACTGCAAAAGTAGTTAATTCTGTTGCAACTGATGGAACTGATCCAGATACATTATTTGTAAAATATTTTAATACAAATAGTACTGACAATACAACAATTACCTTTTCAGATGGTGAAACCTTAACATCTGATGGTTCAGGCAATCCAACTGTAGTTGTTAATACTACGGCAACAGGTTCAGCTGCACAAATACAAGAAGGTGTTTATTATATAAATGGATACCATGTACAAGTTTCAGGACAAACTTTAATATTAGAAAAATATTCAAGCACACCATCATATAGAGTTGGTTTAACAGTTACAGAGTCTTTTGTAACTTCGGGTGATGATTCATCTTTAAATGATAATGCACAAGGTGTTTCTAATACAAATGCACCAGGTGCCCACAGATTTAAAATTCTTCTTACACTAACTAAAAAGGCATTAGCAAGTACTGAAGATAACAACTTTTATGAATTATTAAGATTATCTAGTGGTACACTACAAAATCAAGTAAGATCAACTGAATATGCTGTATTAGAAGACACACTTGCTCGTAGAACATATGACGAGTCTGGTGATTACGTTGTAAAACCATTTGATATAGATATAAGAGAACATTTAATTTCAGGAAATAATAGAGGTATTTACACTTCAGGTAATGGTGGTGATGCTACTAAACTTGCAGTAGGTTTCTCTCCAGGAAAAGCATATGTTAAAGGATATGAAATTGATACTATAGCAACAACATATGTTGATGTTGACAAGGCTAGAGATTTTGCAACACAAAATAATTTTAATACAAGATTCGATATAGGTAACTTTGTAAATGTAACCAACGTTTATGGTTCTCCAGATATTGCTTCTACTTCAGGTGTTGAACCGTTTAAAGGTTTAACTCTACATAATGTGGCTACAAGTTCACGTGGTACTGTAAATACAGGAACAGAATCTTCCATAACACAAATAGGAAGAGCAAAAAGTAGAGGTTTTGAATATTCGTCTGGTACTGCATCAGCAAATATTTTTTCAAGTTCAAGTTTAACAAGTGCTATTTACAAACATTATCTTTTTGATATTGTTTTGTTTACTCATTTAAATATTAGAACAGCTCAATCATTTACAACTGGAGAAGTTGTAACTGGTGGAACTTCAGGTGCAACTGGTGTTGTACAAACACATTCTACAACTGAAAGTGCTACAATTACAGGTATTAGTCAAGCTAATCCTGCTGTAGTTACAGCAAATAATAATTTTAAAGAAGGTCAGCAAGTTACAATTTCAAGTGTATCTGGTATGACTGAAGTTAATGGTAATGTTTATACAGTTAGAAACCCATCAGGTACAACATTTGAATTATATGACACAGACGGAACAACATCTATAGATTCATCAGCATTCACTGGTTATAGTTCAGGTGGAACAGCTGCACATGGAGTTGTTGTAATTTCAAATGTACAAGGTGTATTTGTTACTGAAGAAACTATTACAGGTGGTACTTCAAGTAACACAGCTGTTATTCAATCAGATGCTGTAGGTTTAAAAGGCGTTACTGCATTTGATTTACCATCAGTTAAACAAGTTGCAATGGCGGGTAGTCCAACATTTACTGCTGATACAGCATTAGATGCTACAAATGGAGATAACTTTGTTTTGACTGGATCAATTGACGTTGGTTCAAGTTCTGCTGATGTACAAGGTATTAATACAAGATTTACTGAAGAATTAAGAGTTGGTGACTCAATTTCATTTACAAATGATAGTGGAAATATAGAAACAAAAATAGTAGAAGTTATTATTTCAAATTCAAGTTTAACATTATCAAGTGTAACTGCAGCTGCTTCTACAAAAACAATTGTAACAAGAAGACGTGCAAAATCACAATCACCTGAAAAAAATGTTTCTATATTTAAATTACCTTACAGTAATATTAAAACATTAAAAACAACTTCTAACAGTAATGCTTCAGATACAACATATACTTTTAGAAAACATGAAATTACATCTTTAACAGGAGATGGTATCGCAACTTTCTCAGCAGGTGTAAATGAAACGTTTGCTGATTTAACAGAAAGTGATTTCACATGTTCAATTACAAGTTTAGGTTCTGGTGGAACAGGTGCTGTAGGAGACATTTTAAGTCTTTCTGGAAATAACCACGAAGGTACAGTAATATTTTCATTAAATGTTGCTAAAACTATTTTAACAATTGATTTCGGTGCTAACTACGCTTCACACGATATAAAAATTTTATTAACTTTAAATAAAACTATTGGAACTTCTAAATCTAAATCATTAAGTTCAGGTGCAACAGTTTCTATTTCAGATCAAACAACAATTGAAAGTGGAACAATAGGTTTAGCTAAGGCTGATGTTTATCAAATAAATGCAATTTATATGGCTGCTGATTTTAGTACAGTTGCAACTTCAAGTGATACAAATATTACAGACAGATTTGATTTAGATAATGGTCAAAGAGATAACTTCTATGACATTGGTAGAATTAAATTAAAAGATGGCGAAGTAACACCAACAGGTAGACTATTGATTGACTTTGATTATTTCACTCACAGTTCTGGTGATTACTTTGATGTTGACTCATATTCAGGAGTTATTGATTATGAAAATATTCCATCTTATACTTCTTCAACAACAGGTGTAAGATATGAGTTAAGAGATAGTTTAGATTTTAGACCTAGAGTTGATGACGATTCAACTATAGACTCTGGTAACCAAGATAGATCATTTGATGGTACAGGTGCTTCAGTAGTACAACCAATTAAATTTAATTCAGACATAAGATCAGATTTTGAGTATTACTTAGGAAGAGTAGATAAAATATTTTTAGACAAAGATGGTAACTTTAAAGTTTTAAAAGGCGCAAGTTCAATTAATCCTAGAGTTCCTGGTACTTTAGATAATGCAATGCATTTATACACATTGTATATACCGTCATATACTTTAGACACTTCGGAAGTTGGAATAGAACACGTTGATAATAAACGATATACAATGAGAGATATTGGTCGTATAGAAAGTAGAATTGATACTGTAGAGTATTATACTCAACTTTCATTATTAGAAACAGCTGCACAAAATTTACAAATACAAGACTCAAATGGTTTTGATAGATTTAAAAATGGTTTCGTAGTAGATAACTTTACAGGTCACAATATTGGAGATATAGGAAATAAAGATTATAAAGTTTCTATTGACTATGCAAAGGGTGAAATGCGACCTACATTCCACGAAGATGCTATACAGTTAATTGAAAGAGATGATGACGGTACAGAAATTACTGCAGCTGATAGAACAACATCAAATTATCAAAAGACTGGTGACTTAATAACTTTACCATATACAGAAGCAACTTTAATAGATCAACCTTATGCAAGTAAGGCTATCAACGTCAATCCGTTTGGTGTATTTACATGGATAGGTTCAATAGAATTAACACCTCCAGGAGATGAATGGAAAGAAACAGAAAGAGCACCAGAACTTGTTATTAATAATCCTAATGGTAGTTGGGATAACTTAACAAGACAAACTGGTAATAGTGGACAGTTATCTGAATTTCCTATGTCAACAGTTTGGAATTCATGGCAAGATACATGGACAGGAAGACCTATAGAAACTGAAAGAAGACGAGTTGGTACATACGAAAAAAGAGGTGGTCATGGTTGGAGAGTAATTGCAAAAGAAGAAGTAACTACTGCTCAACAAGTATCGCAAACAAGAACAGGAATTAGAGCAGTTGCAATACCAGAAACAGTAAGAACATCAATTGGTGATAGAGTTGTTTCTGTTGCATTTGTTCCTTTTATTAGAAGTAGAACATTAACATTTGTTGCAACAAGATTAAAACCAAATACAAAAGTTTATCCATTCTTTGATAATGTTGACATATCTTCATATGTAACACCTGATGGTGGTTCATTGGGTGGTAATTTAATTACAGATTCAAATGGTAGAGTTGAAGGTACTTTTGCAATACCTGATCCTAAAACTAGTTCAAATCCTAGATGGAGAACAGGTCAAAGATTATTCAGATTAACAAGTTCTTCTTCAAATAGTTTAACAAATGCAAACGTAGAAACAGCTGCAAACGTTGAGTATGTTGCAAGAGGTTTATTAGAAACTGTAAGAGAAACTATTTTATCAAGTAGAGAAGCTCGTGTTGAAATGAGAAGTGTTACCGAAACACAGTCTATTACAAGAACATCTACAAGAACGGAAGAAAGACAAGTTGGTTACCACGATCCTTTAGCACAAACATTTTTAATTGATGATGAGGGTGGAGTATTCTTAACCTCAATTGATATATTCTTTAGTACAAAAGATAGTGCTATACCAGTTACAGTTCAAGTTAGAGATGTTGTTAATGGTTATCCAGGACAAAAAATATTACCATTCTCGGAAGTAACTTTAAATCCTGGCGATGTAAATACAAGTACAGATGGTACTGTTGCAACTAAATTTACATTTTCAAGTCCAGTGTATATACAAAACAACGTAGAGTATTGTTTTGTTGTAATGGCTAACTCACAAGATTACAATGCTTACGTAGCAAGAATAGGTGAAACATCATTAGACTCAAATAGAACAATATCGGCTCAACCTTATGCTGGTGTATTATTTAAATCTCAAAATGGTATGACATGGTCTGCTGAACAAAATGAAGATATGAAATTCAAATTGAGAAGAGCAGAATTTAGTCAAGTTACAGGTACAGTCACATTAACAAACGACACTTTATCTACAAGAACATTAAAAAATAATCCTTTAAGAACAACAAATAGTTCTAGTGTAATTAGAGTATTCCATCCAAATCACGGTATGAATGGTACAAACAATTCAGTAACAATTGCTGGTATTCCAAGTGGAACATACAATGGAATAGATACAACTACAGATCCAATTAATGGAACATATACAAGTATTTCAAATGTAACTTTAGACAGTTATGACATAACTTTAGGTTCTGGCACAGCAACTGCAACAGGTGATATTGGTGGTGCTACAGTTACAGCAACTCAAAATAGAACATTTGATGTTTTAAATTTAGGTGGTATTCAAACAATGAATGTACCTGGTACAACTATAGATTATTTTGTAAGAACATCTACAGGTAAATCAATACACGGATCAGAAACACAATTTACGTTGACATCAGCTGCAAATAAACTTGCCGTTGTAAATAATGATAACTTATTTTTCACATCACCTCAAATGGTTGCAAGTGAAATAAATGAGTCAGGAGATACTGCATTGGGTGTTGCAGCAAAAGGTGTTGGCAAATCTTTCTATACAATATTAGAAATGACAACTGTAAATACTAAACTTTCTCCTGTATTAGATACTCAAAGAATGAGTGCATTTACAATTTCAAATAGATTAAATAGTCCTACTTCAAGCAATACTCCAGATTATCTTACTGATACAAATAATTTAGGAACATCATCAGCTGCTGTGTATTGTACTAAACCAGTTATTTTAGAAAACAACTCTAAAGCATTAGACATAAGATTGACTGCAAACATTAGAGCAACATCTGAAGTAGAAATGTATTTTAGAGTTTCAGGACCAGATGAAGAAAGACAACTTGACGATATAAGCTGGACACCATTTAACACGGACGGAAGTCCTGACGTATCAATAACACCCGCTGAGGATGATAGTACGTTTAGAGAATACAAATATTCAGCAACCGATATACACGACTTTACATCATTCCAACTTAAAATAGTAATGAAAGGAACCAATTCATCATATCCACCTGTATTGAGAGATATGAGAGGTATTGCATTGGCTATCTAATATGACAAAATTACAAGTTGAAGGGTTTGCAAGTTTAGTTAGAGATACAAGTTCTAACGCAATTGTAAATGTAAACAAAAGTGAATATCAAACTTATATGTCACGTCACAAGAATAGACAAAAACAAGGTGACGTATTTAGAGATACAGTAAAAGAGATAAATACTTTAAAAAATGAATTATTTGAAATTAAAAAATTATTAAAAGAGGTAATTAAAAAATAATGGCTGCAAGAACAATATCAGCAACACAAACACTCGAAGAATTTAGAACCGAGTTTAATGCGTTATCATCACAAGATTTTGGTGATATTGCTACACTTGATTCTGGTATTACTGCAACATCAGTAATTGGTGCTGTAAATGAGTTATATACTTCTATTTCTGGAAGTTTAGGATTTGATATTACTGACGGTTCTAATACTCAAACAGTTTCTAATACTCAAACAATTACTTTTGCAAGTACAGCTAATCAAGTTACAGCTACAGTTTCAGCTACAGATACAGTTACATTTTCATTACCTAATGATGTTACTATACCAGGAAATCTTAACGCAAATGGTACAGGCACACATAGACTAGGTACTATTGATGTTTCTGGAAATACAATTTCTTCAAGTGATAGTGGTACTGTAACAATAAATGATAACGTAACAGCGTCTGGAACAATTACAGCAGGATCTACACAAATTAATCCATCAGCAGCTAATACAAACATATTAAATACAACAGGTCCTGTAAGATTTGGATCTGATATAAATTTAAATGCAACTTTTAAATTAGTTTTTGAAGGTACAACAGATGACGCATTTGAAACAATACTAACAGTCACAGACCCAACTGCTGATAGAACAATTACACTACCAGACGAAGATGGTACAGTAATAACTACAGGTAGTTCAGGAGTAATAACTGGAAGTATGATAGGAACTGATACAATAGCTGAGGCAAATATTGCAAATGATGCTATAGGTCAGGATCAACTAAAAAGTGTAGTGTCTTTGCAGATATTAGACTCTGCGGGAACAGTAGTAAAAACTATGTATGGAGCTGGCGCTTAATACATGTATAAATATAGAAATAAGTAAGGTACTTACTATATGAAAGTGGTACCATAGGAAAAAATGGAGAAATTATGGCAGTAAGAAAACCTTTATATAACGTAAGCGGAGACTTACGAGAGATGGACACTACTATGGTCGATGCAATCGTAGCTAGAGCAGTCTATCAATATTCACTAAACCCTAGTGTTGCTTTATCCGTTGTAGGTTCTGGTGGTAATATCGGAAGTATTACAGATACAAGAAAGCAAGCGGGAGCACAGTCAACAAGTACAACAGCATTCCCAAGTGAAGCCACAACAGCAGAACCAAGTACAGTTACAGTAACATACGACAAAATTAGTTCAGCAAATGCTTCAGTAACACCTACAAGTGATACTGGTAAAACTTGGCCTGTGTATTATAACGCAAGTGGTCAAATTCAAGCGATGTCTTTAACAGATGTAAAAGATACATTTTTACATCCTGCAATTGACTTATTAGCTTCTGGTTCAGTAACATCATCACAAGCTGGAACATATCATATTGCAACTACAGCTTCTGTTTCAGGTTCAACTGAAGTGTCTGGTGCTTCAACACCAATCTTTTCAGATACAAGAGCAGATACATCTTTATATACTGCTGGTGGTATTCCTGAAACACTTGACCAACCAACAACAGTTACAAACTATTACTTACATAGAATTGATGGTGTAAGTGCAACATATACCGAACCGTTCTTCTTGGATGGTTCTAATGACGTTAAAGAATTTACAACGGCTGCATTTGATTCATTACTACAAGAATGGGTTAGATATACAGCTGCTTCATCAAGTGATGGATACGCTTTAAGTTACACGTTAGGAACTGTAGCAACAGGTAATACAAGAGGTTCTGGTATTGCAGATACTATTTTAAATGGTTCTGGTAACTATCAACAATTGTTTGTAAACGCTGATGATTATAGAGCACAAGAGTTTCCTGATGGTTCAGCGGTAACAAGTAACACATATTATTTACGAATTATAAAATCTTAATAAATAGATTTAAAAACTATATTATGAATTATGAATATATTATTAACTGGTAGTGAAGGCTTTATAGGCCAACACCTATTCAACTTTTTAAAAATTAATCACAAAGTAATTTGTCTGGATAAACAAACAGGCAATGATCTGCTTACTTGCGACTTAAAATATAACGTAGATTTAGTTATACATCTTGCTGGCCTTTCTGGTGTACGAGATAGTTTAGATAGACCTACAGAATATTGGGAACAAAATGTAATCGCAGGTCAAAGACTTTTTGATTATTTCAAAGACACAAGAATCTTATACGCAAGTTCATCAACAGCACACGAGCCTTGGAAAAATCCATATGCTATGAGTAAGTATAGCCTTGAGCAAATTGCTCCAGAAAATAGTGTTGGTATGAGATTTACAACCGTATATGGTCCTAATGCTAGAGATACAATGTTAATACCAAGAATATTACGAAATGATGTTCCTTACATTAACACAAATCATAGTAGAGATTTTATACACGTTGACGATTTAGTGAGAGCGATAGACAGTTTGATTAAATCAAACTTAAAGGGTATTACAGATATAGGTTCAGGAAAAACAAATAATCTTATAGAGTTGATGGATTATTTTAAAATTGATTGTAAACGTGTTGTGGGAAATGCGTTTGAACGATTAGATAACCTTGCTGATAATACCCTACTAAATACAATTGGATGGTCACCAAAAATTGACCTATATAATTATATAAAGGAGAACCGAAATGATAACTGAAGAATATTTAAAAGATAATTTTTTAACTGCATATTTTATAGACAATGAACGACAAAATATAGAAGTGCAAACAACAACTGAAGATAAAAAAGGTGTTTTTACTACCATTATACCATATGATGAAAATGGAGAACAATTTAAAGCTTTATCAAAATATATGAACCTGGATCAACTACACGAGTCTACATATCAAAAATCTAAAGATGAAAGAAAGTTATTTGAAGAAACTGTGATAAGAATTGCACAAAAAGATGGTCTTATTATGGATAGTGAAAGGATTGATACTAAATTTTATCCAACTTTAGTAACTTCTTTGTTTGAGGATGATGATAATGCGGATCACGTTTTTGCTTTAAAACTTGCTTTATTTGAACTAAACTCTATCAAAGAATCTACAAATGAAGACGCTAAAAAAGAATTAAGAAAAGCTAAAAATAAATTAGATATTCTTTCAGCGGCTATTCAATGTATAGGTAAAAAATAATTAGAATACCAACCTGACCATCCTTTTTCTTGTAGATGGTGCATTTGACCGAGTGTACACATACTGTAGGATAAAGGTTTATAGTAGAGATAGTCTTTTATTGAAGGACATATCCTATCAAAGGTTTCATACTTTATATTTTTATAGTACCACTCGTCACTACCTCTAGTGTAAGTGTCTATAAAAAACTCATCATATTTTCTAAACTTATCCCATATATAGGATACGTCTCCTGTCCAAGATACTATGGATGAGTTTAAAGGTGTATGAGCAGGCTCTCTCCACCATGTATCATCTAATAATGTAAATTTTTCTCTTATAAGATTAGGTAATTTATTATAGATTATCACATCTAAATCAAAATATAGATTTTCACCATCTCGGAACTTTTCGTACATCTGAAACTTGTTAAACCAATTACCATATAGGTCATCTTCTATAACTTCAAAACTATCATACTTTAGACCAGAGTATTCGTCTATCATATGTTTTAGGTTATCAACGTGCCATTGAGTAAATTTTTTACCAAATCTACAACAAATAATTCTCATTTATTTTTCTTCCTACACCTGTAAAATGTATAACTTTTAATTTATCGTTTACTTCTTTATCTAATATCATATAATCAGTATCAAATTTCTGCATATACATTTGATTTAGTTTTAAATTTTCATTGTAGTCATCTGTGTATTTTGCAATCCATTCACTAGGCGTTTTAGTTAGTTTTGCTTTGTGTTCTAATATTTTCCATTTAACATAATTTTGTTCTCCATAATATTTTTTATGCACAGTACCGTTGTTATAAAAGTGTAATTGCCAATATTCTGGATTAAGTGCGAAGTCGTCCCATACAAACTTCAATGAACCTGATTTAAATTTATAAAAGCCACCATTGATACCTAATTTATTTTCCCACCATTGGCCATATGTTACTAGCTCATTTTGTTCTACTGGATAGTTTAATAGATCATCTATATTATTAACAATAACTTGATCTATGTCCATAACAATAATGTCATCATTTGTATTTTGATATGCAAATTGTGGACTAAAAAACTTTAGTTTATGCCAATGTCTAACTATGTTGCTATTGTGGTTGTAAGGTAAAATTACATCTGCTTCAACATCTGTATCACTTATACATATAAACTCAAAGTCAACTGTTGAATGTTTTTTTAAACTATAGTAAAGTTTAGAAACATAATCAGGTGTATAAAAATCGTCAAAATATACTGTACAGATTTTAAGCATCCATTGCTCTCCATACTATGTCAAATTTTTTATTAATAGTATGGCATAATATAGTTTTACTAGGTACGTGATATTGATTTGAAAAAAAATAATGCCATTTATCATCCAACCATAAAATAGGTACGTCATTTTCTTTTATTTTTACTGCAAATAAAGTTTCATTATCCCAACCAAAAAACTTTGTAATTTTAGGTGGATGTAAGTCTGATTCTTTCGTTAAATCTGTCATTAGTTTTAAGTTTTTATCAAAGTCTTTAAAATATGCTAATCTATTTAAGTATTCAGCGTTTGCACCCACTATACCTGTATTAATTACATCATTTTTTGTACTTAATCCCTTTTCAAATAACATTGCTTGAGCGTTATAAAATTTTGCTGTAGGACTTCTTATCGTAGTTGAGGCTTCATTTACATTTTCTGGCACTACCACTCTATCATTATTGTTTAGCACAGCAATACCTTTTGATAAATCCCAATGTTCAAAAAAGTCTATGTTTTGCATAGGTACAACGTCAAAATCTAAATAAAGAATTTCATCATATTGTTTTGACAGTTCATATAATAAATGTAATTTGTAAAAATTAACAATATTGTAGGTTGTCAGATATGGATGTTTATTTTTTAATTGATTTTCAAACAAAATCCAATTTGTATCATACTCAAACAACTTAAAATCATAGCCTAGTTTTTTTGCATATGCTTGTTTTGACACTAAAAGTCTTATATAATGTTTTTTCAATTCATCTTTAGTTATGTAGTTTATAGGTTTGGCCTTTTGATTTTTTATAATAGGTAAATCCTTATCAAATATATCTAGTTGTTCTTTTGGTATGTCAATATAAAAACTGAATATTACTCTTTTCATCTCATCTCACCTATTAATAAAAATCTTGTTCCACGTTCATCTTTAATTTTATCTTCTACAAGCACTTTAGATTCAACGCCATTAAATTCTTTATTTGGCAGCTGTTCTTTAAATTCTTCAATAGTATTACAACAATTTATATGGGTGGGTATATGAAACATATTATTAGATTGAAACGCAAAGTGTGTAGGTGCAACTCTCTCCCACCATGCTTCTTTACGTGTAACAGGTACACCAAACTTTGAATTAAAATGTTTTGATCTAGGTCCTAATGGTCCCCATTCTTTCATAGGTCGCATATGTTCACAAGCAGTATTAATAAACAAGTCAACATTTTTAAATTGTTTTTCTTTAAATGTTTCAAATACATCATCACATATAAATTCAACATTATCATAATCATAGAATAGTCTATTAGTAGCAATGTTAATAACTTCTTTATCTGAATCTATTAAGGTAATCTTCTTTACATGTTTAAAGGCAGGTATAAAAATACTACCATACCAACCACCCATAATCACTATCTCACTACTTTCGTTTACAATGCCTAATTTTTCAACGTGATTAATTAGTCTTTCTTTTGCTCTAAATTGATTTATACTATACGAGTCTAAAAGATCAACGTTGTGTCTGCCTTCGTGTATAATTCTTTTAAATAAATTTAAATCTATCTTATCAATCATTTTCTTATTATATAATCTCCTATAACTAGCAAGTCTAGTGCTGTTCTTTTAAAAGTTCTGATGGCTTGTTTAGGTGTTTCAACAATTGGTTCCTGACAATTAAAACTTGTATTTAATAACATAGGTATACCTGTAATGCACCAAAACTCTAATAATAATTTATAAAACTTTTCATTATCGTTTTTATTAACTGTTTGTATTCTGGCCGTACCATCAACGTGTGTGATACCAGGAACTTTATCGGTTTTAACTTTACATATTCTACTCATATATGGACTAGGCAATCTTGTATCAAAATATTCTTTATATTGTTCTTCTAATACTGCAGGTGCAAATGGTCTAAAATCTTCTCTCATTTTAATTGTACTATTAATAATATCTTTAATATTAGGATTACGTGGGTCTGCTAAAATACTTCTATTACCCAATGCACGATTACCACTTTCTGATTTGCCTTGAAACCAACCTACTATTTTACCATCAGCAATCGCTTGTGCCACTTCTCTATAATCTACTTTTTCATCACCAGTAAATTCGTATTCTTTACCAGCATATAAGTTTGATTTATGTATATTTTTATTTAACATATAGTCAGCGTGTTGATAAACACCTATAGCTTGTCCTTCATCACCTATAGCAGGTGGTACAAATACATCATCATAATATTCAGTAAACATTTCATTCATATATCCATTATATGCGACACCGCCAGCAATACATAATTTATTAGTTGTTTTTAGTGGTAATACATACTCTTTAATTTTATCAATAGTAAATTTTTGTAAGGTAAATGCAAGATCATCAATTCCATGTTTATCTATATCAATTTCTTTAAAATGTTCTTGTTTTCTTTCTGTAATAGGACCGTCAAATATAATTTCAAAGGTGTTGTAATAGTAGTCGCTATATTTTCCATATCCAACTTTACCCATAAGTTTACTTGCACCAAGTGTGCCAAAACCTGTAAGATTTGACATATGATTCCATAACCAACCAATAGGTAATTTATCTGATAAATCTATCAAGTTATAATCCTTATCAAAAAAAACACATCTAAATTTAGAACCTATTCCATCAATAGCAAGTATATCTGACTCTAAAAAACCTGAATTTAAAAAGGCATAAGCTGCGTGAGATTGATGATGGTCTATAAAGTAAATATTGTCTTTGTAATAATTATCCCATAAAGTTTTAGGATTATAATCAAATATTTCATCGTGGCCTTTTAAAACAGTCTTTAGTAGTTCTTCTTTAGATTTTCTTATACCTCCAAAAGTATAAGTAAATGCTAATATACCATTATCAGGTTTTTTAAAATATTTTTCAGTAAATTCATCATTTAGTCTATAATCACCAGGATTTAATATGTCTGATTGATGATTGTATGCCTCAGCGTGATAAGGTAAATTGTGTTTAAATCTAGTATGTCTTTCTCTTTGATTATGAAATACACCATCATAAGCATTATGGTCGTGTAGATTTAAAGCTACTGCATTTATTTTAATCATTTAATACACTCGCATATTTTGATATTGGAAAATGTCCTTTAGGTTGCACCCATTCCATACAATTTTTACAATAATTTTCATATTTAAATAATCTGAAATTCATCATCTTGTCTATATTTTCCTGTGTTATGTCAAATGTTTTAGAATGAATTGCGTTATTGGCAAACTTCTTACTACAATGAACAAGTTTTCTTGTTTCAAAATTAATAACAGGTACCATAGGAAAAGCTGCACACATCTTACGATCTATTTCAGCAGCTTGAGTATGTACTGCTAATACATCATCTTTATTAGGTGTTCTACCATTAAATGATTTCCACATTGTATTTTTGTGATCTAACTGTTTCATTTCTTCTGGAAAGTTATCTTTGTATTTAAAATAATTAGGTGTCTTTACGCATAGATTGTAATTATTGTATTCATTTGGTTGTATGAAACCGTAAGGTGGTAGTAAATCTAAACTACCAAGTTTTTTAATTTCGTTTTCATAGAAATCTAATATATTATGTTCAATATAAAGTATATCAGGATCTTTTAGTATATGTGGATATCTTTTACGTACAAAGGAGTTTGATAGTACTGAGCATACGTGATTAGGTCTGCTTTTAACTTCAGCAATTACATCATCTAAATTTTTAATTAGGCCTGGCTCACCACCTAGAAGACAAACACGTATCTTATAATTTTTTAAATAGTCTAGTGTTTGTTTTAGGAAATCTATATCAACCGTCAAGTTTCTCATTTCTAAAGTATAACTTGTACAATAATGGCAATCTTTATTACAAGACATAGACATAAAAAAGTCTATGGCTAAATAGTTTTCTTGTATTTCTTTTAATGTTTTCATTTATTAAACTTTTCAAAAAAGAATTTATTGAAAGCAGATAACAATTTTTCTTTTGCTTTATCTTTAAAATTTATTTCTTCAAATATGTAGTCTGATCTTTCATAGGCTTTTTCTATTATATAATGATAGATATCCTCAATGTCATCTGTTATCAAAGACTTATCAAGCACTATATCATTACCAAAGATATATCTCATTTTTTTAATTAACTCTAAAAGTCTAAAAGGTATTTTATCTGTTATGTCAATCATATTATTGTTATTATCAAAATAACAGAAAGTTTTAAAAGATGGACTAATTATTATTTCATTCATACTGTTGCCATAATTATATTACAAGTATTATCTATTTCATCATTTGTTAAATATGGATGAATAGGTAATGTTAGTATTGTATCACATATTTGTTGACTATTCAAGCAGCTATCTTTTCTATGTATAATAGAATTATACATTACATTTTCCGATATAGGATTAGGATAGTGTACAGCTGCACCTAGTCTTTTCTTTAAGGTATCTCTTATTTCTTTATTCTCTAATCTTATAACGTATTTGTGATAACAATGATTAACTGTTTCATCAACCTTTTGTATTGTTACAAGGTCTTTTAATAAATTATCATATCTCTTTGCAACTCTAAATCTTTTATCTTGCCATTCGTGCATTTTAGATATTCTGAAATTTATAAACTCAGCATTGATTGCCAACATTTTAGAGTTATAACCTAATACTTCGTTGTTACCGTGTCTTTTTAATTTTCTAATAAAGTCTGCTTGAGTTTTATTGTCTAGTAAAACAGCGCCACCACCTGATATACCTGCAACAGGTTTGTTTGCATTAAAACTTAACGTTGCAATATCACCATATGTACCTGCATATTGACCACCTCTATTTGCACCAAAAGATTGACAAGCATCCTCTACTAGTTTTATATTCTTATCTTCACAAAAGTTTTGTATTTCTGTCATATCAGATATATTACCAAACAGATGTGGATACACTATTGCCTTTACTTTATCAGAATACATACGTTTAATACTATCAATTGACATATGATAAGTTTCTAAATCAATATCACAAAATACAGGTGTTGCACCTACCATTGATATACAAGACGCTGTAGATATCCATGAAAAGTTTGTAGTCATTATCTCATCACCAGGTCCTAAATCAAGTGCCATTAGAGCAAAACGTAAAGCGTCTGTACCACTAGCACATGTTACAGCATACTTTCTTTTTATAATACTTGTAATATTCTTTTCTAAAAACTCAACGTTTCTTTCGTTTTCTTTTTGCATAACATTATCAAAAAGTTTTAAGTATTCATCTTTGTTTGCTAGATAATCTCTATCCCAACCTGTCATATAAGTACTCCGCTATTTTCTGTTGCCCTTTTGCGTTAGGATGTCTATCCAGTTCTGATATTCTGTGTTCTTCACTTAATACACCCATTTCAATTGTTTTACCACCTAATTCCTCATCTACAGGCCACCCTAAAAATTTATCATTAAATTTGTAGTTAGTATTTTTAATTAAGTCTAGTGTATCTTTTCTTAATTTTTGTAAATATTGTTCATTAACATTTTGTTTTCTTCTTATCTCCCACAAATGACCTTTATATAAACTAATCATTTGAAAATGTATATACGGTAGTTTGTATTGTTCCATAAGATTTTGAAAAGCATATTGATATCTTATACTTCTTTCTATCCAATATTTTAGGTCGCCTCTTATATCTTGTCTATCATTTGTCCATCTGTTGCCTATACTATAACAACGTCTAGGCGCTGTAGACCAAGCAGCCATAATTGTACCAATTTCATCTTTAGGTATGCTTTGTATATAATCTGATATAGATGAATAAATGTATTCTTGTCCTGCACCACATTTACAAAGATTAACACACTCCATGTTTAGTTTTTTTGCCAATAGTTCAGGCCATTTAGGCCAATCACAATCCATCTCAGGATGAAAAGGTGAAAAGAAATGACTATCACCCCAACTACAGCCGCTTACTATTAGTTTTTTCATACTTTATTTTTTACTATTGATTTACCTTTCTCGTCTAAATGATGTTCTATTTTTATATTGTCGTCTGGTCTAACTAGACAATGATACAAACAGTTTTTAGGCACTCTACTATGATCACCTGCTTCACCTTCTTTCATTATTTTTTCAAACTCTCTCCATTCATCTGATAATACTATTTCATCTATGTTTTCTGCTTCACTTACTTTACTTACTTTTAACATTTTTTGAAATAAAGGTGTGCTTAATGTCCATTCTTGGTCGCACCAACAACAAGGTAATAGATGACCTCTATTACTCATTGCCATTTGCATTTTACCATTCATACATTGAGCAACAAATTTACCTTCTAATTTATCTTTTTTATCTTTCATAAGGTCTAATATATCCTTTATATCCTAAATTATATTCTTTTTCCTTTGGTCTTAAAGGATCATCTTCTCCCATCCAACGTGATGAATGTAAAATAATAAACATTAAACCATTATCTTTAGCCATTTGTTTTGCCTTTTCTAAATTGTGTTCGTTATAACTAAACACTATAAACTGCCATGATGGCGTTTGTTGTAAATGTTTCTTTGCCTCTAACATAACCTCATATAACTTTTGACCATCTTGGTTGATACGATACATATTACTTTCTTCGGGTAAACCATCTATTGCAAATATCCATTTTGCTTTAGGATGGGCTTTAAATGCTTTTATATACCAGTCTTTAGGTTTTTGTGATGAGGCATTATGTACTGTAACTTGAATTTCTTTTTTATAAAGATATTCTAATATTTCAACAAATTTAGGATGATGAACAGGATCAGATAATTGACCACAGAAATTAAATGATGAAAAATAATCAGATAGCTTTCTTACTTCATCCATTGTAGCATCCCTACCATAAACTTTTCTGCCTTCAAGTGTAAAGTTGGTTTGTCTTTGACATCTCATACACTCTAGTGGACACCTATTACTTATGTCAATGTTTATACCTTTTTTTGATCTTCTATAAAATGATATATCGTTCATTTGCCTTTTCTTTCAAACATATTGCCAGACGGATCAAACCATTCTTCTATTTTTAATTTATCTTCACCATCATCTAAACAATGATGTTTACATACATCAGGTATTTTATTTAAGACACCTTTTTTTAAAGTATTATAAAACTCTTTCCATTCATCTGAAGTTATTATATCTTTTAAACTTTTATTTTTACTTATGTCACTAACATTTAATAACTTTTTAATTTCAGGATATTCAATCCATCTAGGTGTATCAATATAACAACAAGGTAGTAATCTACCTCTATTATCTACAGCCATTTGTGTATTAGATATTAAGCATTTAGGCCTAAACTTCATTTATGCCTCCATATTGATTAGACCATATTCTATAATCTTTGTTTTTAGGCATTAAAGGATCGTCTTCAGAAAACCACTTGGATGAATAAGTGAGATTAAGGTTAACGCCATTATTTTGTGCTATTTTTCTTGCTTCATCTATATCATTTTCATTATAAGAAAATATAATATATTGCCAAAAAGGTGTAGTGTTTAAATATTTTTTACTTTCTATCATTATATCAAATAATTTTTCACCGTCTTGGTTTACTCTATACTTAAAACTATCTTTAGGTAAACCATCTATACCAAAAACCCAACGCATATCAGGATGTGCTTTAAATGCCTTTATATACCACTCTTTAGATTTTAACGAAGACGCATTGTGAATTGTGCCACCTACGTTTTTCATTTTACACAATTTTAATATATCAATAAAATATTCATTGTGAACAGGATCAGATAATTGACCACAAAAATTAATTGTTTTAAACATATCAGTTATTTTAATAAAATCATCTATTGTTAAATCGTGGCCAGGTATATCTTTGTTATTTTCATAGTAAGTTTGCCTTTGACATCTCATACACTCTAATCCACATCTAGCTGATAAATCAACATTAACACCAGGATTTTCTCCACCATCTCTTGTAAAAAATTGTTCGTGGAAGAAAGACGATAATTGTGGTTTTATTTTGTTTATAAAGTTTGAGTTATTATACATTACATTCTATAGATTGCGGTTATCAAGTTTGATATTTTATCTTCATTTCGTTTATCAGTTAAACAATTTGCTTCTCTTTTCCAGTAAACAGGACCACCATCTTGTATTTCTTTATCTCTTAAATATAATACTTTTTTACCAAAGTATTTACATTCTTGTATGATACGTGGTGCAGGATCAAAATTAGGTTTTGTATAAGCATATGTTTCAAACGAACCTAATAGATTTTTTACTGGCACATTTAAATTATTATATTTTGAATTTAAATATTTGTCTGGATAAGTTATAATACCATGTGATTGATATAAAAGCCAGTTTTTACTAATAACATCCTCAACTGCTTCGTAATAAGTTTTATTTGTTCCTAAAAATAAATACTGATATTTTATATCGTGTTTAAATGATTTGTATATACTAAAGTTTATAATCTTTTCAAATTGATGACCTACGCCATTTTTATAAACATCAAAGTCACATAAGTCAATAACTTTTTTAGGATTAAAACGTTTTAAAGCTAAATCATAATCTTTAGGATGATTTTCTGAATATACAGATATAATTTTGTTATTAAATAATTGATGTAAAGTTAATTTTTGCGTTTCGCTATAATCTATATAATCTAAATGAGCTAAAGTGATCATACTTCTACCCATAACTAAAGTTATGTCTTCAGGTTTAGCTATATAAAAATCAAAAATTATGTTTTCAACTTTAATGTATTGTTCCACTAAAGCATCAATATAATCTTGTTGTGTGTGTTTTTTGTTTGGTATAATTATTAAGTTGGCTTTAATATCAAGGCCTAAATTATTAAGATAACAACAATGTTCATAACTATATCTTAAAAGGCCATCACCAGGTTTACTTGTACATACTATATTTACATTTTTCATAATACTATTATAACATATCCTTTCAATTACGTCAATATTTATAGACTAAATATCTGTATGCGATACGATTTAGAAATCATTAAAAAAGAGTTGAAAAGACTACCAAAATACGAAAAACAATTGTATCTACAAGGTTACTCAAAAGAAATGAATCCTGAAGAAGGTGCTGATAAAGGATATGATGTAGATCATACAGAGCATACTTACAATATTCCTTTATTTGACGATATACCTTATATTAATAATATTATAAAACAAAATAATTTAGTAAGAACTCGATTAATGAAAATGAGGCCTAAAAGTTGTTATCTATGGCACGCTGATAAAACAAAAAGATTACACATACCAGTTTATACACATCCTCATTGTTTCCTACTAATAGATGAAGATAGAATACATTTGCCTGCTGACGGTACGGCGTATGTTGTAGATACTACAAAAAATCATACAGCTTTAAACTGTTCAAAAATAGATAGGATTCATATTGTAGGCGCATTGCAATGATTTATGATTTAGTAATTACATCTTTACCAGGAATGGATAAAGGTAAACCTGCACCAGGTCCTGCATTTATAAAAGGTTACCTAGAACCTTTTGGTTATAAAGTTAAAGTCATAGATGGCAATCAATTAGATACTTTAGAAAACATACATAAAGAAATTGCAAAGTACGAATATAAATGGTTGGGCATATCTGTTTTTTCTTTTCTACAGAAAGATGATGCTTTAAAACTTGCTGAACCTTATAAGAACGTATTGTTTGGTGGTTCTGGTGTAGATAAGAATTGGCCTAGAAAACCTTTTATAAGAGGTGAAGAACATGCTCTCAAAGCATTTTTAGAAGGTGATTTAGATTTTCCTGGCATCAATGGTAAAGATCCTGTACAGATGGAAGACATAGAAAGTTTGCCACCACCTGATTATTCAGATACAATACATCAACACAAATACGATAGAGCAGTTATATCTGGTAGTAGAGGTTGTGTTCGTAAGTGTACCTTTTGTGATGTTATGTCAATATGGCCAAAGTATAGATGGAAGACAGGTAAAAAGATTGCTGATGATATGCACCAAGTTGCTGACGCTACAGGTTTTGACAAGATAGTATTTTCAGATTCTCTAATCAATGGATCAATGAAACACTTTAGAGATTTATGCCATGAGTTAGCAAGTAGAAAGAAGAAGATAAAATGGGATGCTCAGTTTATTGTTAGAGATAAAAAGACTTTCTCTCAACAAGACTTTGATAACTTATCTAAATCTGGTTGTGGTGTATTAGAAATGGGTATAGAGTCAGGTAGTGAACAAGTAAGACACCATATGAAAAAGAAGTTTAGCAATGATGATATAGAATACTTTGTTACAAATTTGGGTGAACGTAATATAGATATGAAGTTTTTACTTATATGTGGTTACCCTACAGAAACAGAAAAAGACTTTGAAGAAACTTTAGATATGTTAAGAAAGTATAGAAAGTATGCTAAAAAAATTACTATCTCACACCATATAATGATAACTTTTCAAAACACACCATTAGACCTTGAACATAGAGATTTATTTAATTCAGAATTTGGCTATCATTGGAAAAACGAAAATTCAGATTTTTCAATTAGATTTGATAGGTTTAAAAAATTGATGAAGTTGGCACAAGACCTAGGTTATCAGTTTCAACAACACGCTTTAGATAAAGTAAAACATTATCAACAAGATTTAGATAAACTTAATCAACACAATAATATTGCTGTACAAAGTTAGAAAGACTTATTAAAACCTAAAGTTAATTTTCTACCTTCTTGGTTAAATCCGTGAGGTGACTCATAATTTTCATTTAAAAGGTTTGTTGCACTTACACCAAATTTTATTCCATAATAATTATAACCAATATTTAAATCTAATAAATGTGTTTCAGGCATTGAGATTGTTGACCAATTAGAGTTATGTACATCTAAATGTTCGCCTTTATATTTGTAATTTGTGGTTAGTGAAAAGTTATTTTTAAAATCATAATTGTGAATAAATCCTAGTGACCAATTAGGGCGTCTTAGTGTTACCGTATCGTTTGTTTTGCTGTTAAGATGACTTGCAAAAAATTTAATATCATTAAGATTATAAGCAAGTTCAATACCATCCGTATTTAAATTACCTATATCGTTTTTAAAAACTGTTGTTGAAAAATTATTTTTAGTTAACGTTAATTCCTGTGTTTCACCATACTCGATAGCTGTCCAGGTAGTTTTGTCTTTATAACTTGTAGATGTACTTCCACTTATACTTAATCCATCTTGTATTTCTTTAAAAAATCCTAACTTATGCGTTTCGTGTTCTTCATCAAATCTGTGATGATAGGAAAATATGTCATATGATAAATTAAAAAAATATCCTAAATTATGATGTTGATTGTTTAACGATTCATTGTGTTTATAATCAAATCCAAAACCATAGTTTTCATATTGTTGTGTAGCCTTTAGCGTATAGTTTTGACTTTTATAATAATCATCATCATAGTTCCTATCATATTGGTGTGTATGTAAAGTTAAACTACTGTTTTTGTAATCTAGTCCTGTTTGAAAAGCATAAAATGTATTATCGGACCATTTATCATTTTGTACAAGTACATTATGTCCATCTAAATCGGTAAACGTATTTCTTGTAAAAAAACTTGTTCTCCAATGTAATAAGTCATACCATTTACTTACGTTTAGTGAAAGAGATTTATTTTCTGTTCCATCCTTTTCATTAGCACCAGAGAGTGCTGATATATTTTTTGATTGATGTTCTCCTGCTGATACGGATATATCAAAGTCATTTATATTAGTATAATAATTTCCACTAATTGTTTTATCGTTATGATTTCCTGAAATATTTAATTTTTTTTCATAGTCAATAGTTGTTCTAAAATTAATTGCACCTCCTACAGCGTCAGCGCCCCAATGAGCACCAGATGATCCTTTGTAAACATCTATCTGTTGTACATTGAACATAAAATCTTGTCCAATATCAAATGCACCTGTTGGTGTAGAATAATCATTTATTGGTATACCGTTTAATAAAACTAAAACGTGATTTGAATTAGTGCCTCTAAAAAAAACTGATCCTTGTTGTCCTGTAGGACCTGATTGAGATACTTCTAAGCTTTGAATAAAATTTAAAGTTTTTGCTAAATCTATAAGATTGTATTTTTCTATTTGATTTTTTGTTATAGAAATACTCGGTGTAATTTTATCACCAATTTTGTTAGAATTTGTTATGTTTGATTTAGATATAATAACACAAGGAGTTTCATTTTCCCATTGACAGTCGTTTTCGGCTGCAAATAATATATTACTAAATAAAAATGTTAAAATTATTAAAATTTTGTGCATACTATATAATATCACTTTTTAAAAAAAAGTCAATAGTGTATGTATAAATAGTAGTATGGCAGCTGTAGCAAATTTTACGATAGATCAAGGAACTACTTTCAGTTCAACGGTAACAGTTAAAGATAGTGCGGGAAGTCCGTTAGATTTAACTGGTTATACGGCAACTGCAAAGATGGCTTTGGGTTATGCGAGTACAAGAACACGTACAGATTTAACCATAGAATTTACAGCAGATAGAACGACAGGTGGTATCACTATGTCACTAACTGCAACGCAAACAGCAGCTTTAGAAGCACCTGCAAGATATGTGTTCGATATGGACATAACAGACTCTTCAGGTACAGTAACAAGAGTAATTGAGGGTCTAATGACTGTTAGACCTAACGTATAATAATAAGGAGATATACAACATGAGTAGTGAAGCAATCAACACGACAACAGCACCGACAAGTGCGCCACAAGAAGCAGTATTTACTATAGACGGTAAAGACTATAAAAAAAGTGACTTAAACCCTAAAACTTTTAATTGCATTATTGTAAGACAAGATTTACAAGCAACTAAAATTAAACTATCTTTAGAGTTAGAAAAAGTCGCAATTCTTCAGGCACATTATGACGCTGTAATTGCAAAAGAATTAGGTATAGAGTTAAAGAAACCTGAAACTAATTCTGACGCAACTGCTGACAAAAAATAGTTGAAATTACATAATTGCCTTTGATTTAGTATCTTATTATTATAAATATTGTAATAACAGTATTTAATAAGGGTAAAAATGTCAAACGATATTACTGCTACGTATAGTACAGGTACTAACACCACAGCTACGATTAATAGTAACTCAACTGGACCGAATAACGTATCGGTCACATCACCATCTGTTGCTCAACTCCAAAGTAATGTAAATAAATTTACTGGTTTGAGTGACGTAAATGCCTCAACGCTAGATGATGGTGCAATGATTCAATATGATGATACAACAAAAAAATTTGTAACGAGAACTGAAATAAAAACTGAAAGTGGAAATTTAATATTAAACGGTGGCACATTTTAATAGGGAGAAAAAATGGCAACAATTATAAAGATTAAACGAACCACAGGTGCTGTCGCACCTTCAGGTCTAGAGCAAGGGGAACTTGCCTACGTTTATGATACATCGGCAGCCAGCACAGGCGCTGGTGGTAACGGATTACGACTATTCATAGGTGATCCATCATCAACATCAAATGCAGCAATTCAGATAGGCGGACAATACTATACTCAATTGATGGACCATGCACATGGTACATTAACTGCTTCATCTGGTCTAATAGTAGATTCAAACAAGGCCATAGACGAATTATTAATAGGTAATTCTGCTACAGTTGGTGGTACAATAAAATTCAACGAAGGTACTAATAACGGTGCACATTTTGTAGCATTAAAATCTCCCAATAGTGTTGCAAGTAGTTTAACGTTTACTTTACCTGGTACAGATGGTTCTAATGGTCATATATTAACTACAGACGGTTCTGGTAACCTATCATTTGCTGCCCCAGCTTCAAGTCAATTTACAATTGCTGCTGATATTGGTTCAGATGATACATTTAACACTGGCGAAACTTTAACACTTGCTGGTGGTACTGGTATTGATTCAACAGTATCTAACAACCAAGTTTCATTTGCTATTGATAGCACAGTTGCAACATTAACTGGTAGTCAAATATTAACGAACAAAACTATTAATAGTGATTCAAACACTTTAACAATAGATTTATCAGAAGCTACAGTAACAGGTACTCTTGCAGAATTTAATAGTGCTGTTTCTGACGCAACTTTAGTTTCTACAACAGGTTCAGAAACATTAACTAACAAAACAATTACATCACCAAACGTTTCTGGTTTGGCGATTACTGATAGCTCAATTGTATTTGAAGGTGCAACTGCTGATGATTATGAAACTACATTAACGGTAACAGACCCAACAGCAGATAGAACGATTACGTTCCCGAACGCTACTGGTACAGTTTCATTATTAGATAATACAGAAACATTAACAAACAAAACTTTAACATCACCTAAAATTAATGAAGACGTTGTCTTAACTGCAACAGCAACTGAATTAAATTTACTTGATGGTATTACTGCTATTGCTGATGAAGACAATATGTCAAGTAATAGTGCCACAGCACTTGCAACTCAACAATCAATTAAAGCATATGTTGACTCACAAGTAACGGCACAAGACCTTGACTTTCAAGGTGACTCTGGTGGTGCATTAAACATAGATTTAGATTCTGAAACACTTACAATCGCTGGAGGAACTGGTATTGATACATCTGGTTCTGGTAATACTTTAACAGTTGCGATTGATAGTACAGTTGCTACACTTACAGGATCACAAACTTTAACAAATAAAACATTAACAAGTCCTACATTAACTACACCTAGATTTGCTGACGCAGGCTTTATTGCTGACGCAAGTGGTAATGAACAGATATTATTTCAGCAAACTTCAAATGCTGTCAATGCTGTTGAAATTACAAACTCGGCTACAGGTAATGGTGTAACAATAGGAACTGCTGGTGATGATTCAAACATTGACTTAATACTTGACCCTAAAGGTACTGGTACTGTTGATGTTAATTCAAGTAGAATAACAAACGTAACTGATCCATCTTCAGCACAAGACGCTGCTACAAAAGCATATGTTGATAGTGTTGCAAATGGTTTAGATGTAAAAGCTTCTGTTAAGTATGCTTCAACAGCAAACGTTGCTGGTACATACGATAACGGTGCTGGTACAATAACTGCAGGATCAAATGGCGCATTTTCAATTGACGGTGCAACACCTTCAACAAATGATAGAATTTTATTAAAAAATCAGACAGACGCAACTGAAAATGGTTTATATAGAGTAACAACTGTTGGTGATGGATCAACTGCATACGTATTAACAAGAACACCTGATGGTGATGAGGCAATTGAAATAACAGGTGGTGCTTTTGTATTCGTAGAAGCTGGTAATGCAAATGCTGACAATGGTTATGTATTTACACATAACGGTACTCCAACATTAGGAACAACTGATATAACAGTTGAACAATTCTCTGGTGCTGGTCAAATATCTGCTGGTGACGCTTTAACTAAAACAGGTAATCAGTTAGACGTTGCTGTAGATGACTCTACAATTGAAGTATCTTCAGACGCATTAAGAATTAAAACAACATATTCTGGTCAAACATCAATCACTACTTTAGGTACGATTGCAACTGGTACTTGGCAAGGTACTGTTATTGACGAAGTATATGGTGGTACAGGACAATCTTCTTACACTACTGGTGATATTTTATATGCAAGTGGATCAAACACACTTGCTAAATTAGCACTTGGTAATAATGGAAAAATTTTACAATCAAACGGTAGTAACGTAACATACGGCGACATAGACGGCGGAACTTACTAATCGTTTATATAAGAGAGATATATGGCGACAGTTATTAAGTTAAAGACAGGTACAAGTGCTCCTACGACAAGTGATTTGGCGGCACGTGAAGTTGCGATTGATACTTCATCACAAAAGTTTTACATAAACGATAGTGGTACTATTAAAGAAATCGGTGGCGCAGCTGCCTCTGAAGTTTCTACTATAGAATCTTTAACAGACGTAACTATTTCAAGTTTAGGTTCTGCACAAATTCTTGCTTATAATGGTACTGCATGGGTTAATGAATATGACCATGACGCAAAAGGTAGAGTACCATTTATTAAAACAGATGGAACAAGATCACACATTCAAATGACTAATAATAAAGACATGACAACAATAAATGGTTTTTTAGATCACGTTGTCAGTCAATCATTTTATTTGCCTTTTACAAACGCAAGTGGCACAGCAGTAACAACAGTAAGACCAGGACATATGCCTGAGTTATCGGAGATATAATAGATGACAACTAAAACGCCAGTACGAGCAACCTTTTCGGGATCTACGATAACAGGTTTAGCAGAATACCAATCAGGTGAATTTATACCTTTAACACATGGTGGTTTAGGTGCTTCTTTATCTATAGGTTCTGCAGGACAGGTTTTAAAAGTAAATGGTGCTGGTAACGCAATAGAATTTGGTGCTGTTGAGGCAATCATAAACATTGATGGTGCAACAGACTTAACAGGTGCTACACTACAAGCTTCTGACCAGATAATGTTGTCAGATGGTGGTACTGAAGGTAGAGTTACTTTATCACAATTAGATACTTTATTTTCTGGTACAACACAAACACTTACAAATAAAACTTTAACAAGTCCTACAATTAATAATCCAACGATTGCTGGTGGTACTTTTAGTGGTACATTTACAGGTACTATGGATGCAACAGGTATGGTTTTATCTGGTGCAAGTCCTCTAGTATTTGAAGGTGCAACAGATGACGCTGCTGAAACAACATTAGCATTTACTGATCCTACTGTAGATAGAACAATTACTTTTCCTAATGCAACAGGTACAATTGTATTAGAGGCAACTGGTTCAACACTAACTAACAAATCTATTGATTTAGGTAACAATACTATATCAGGTTCTTTAGCAGAATTTAATACTGCTTTACAAGATGATAGTTTTGCTGGATTGGCTGCAACACAAACTTTAACTAATAAAACACTAACAAGTGTTGTTTTAAACACAGGTGTTTCTGGTAGTGCTATATTAGATGAAGACGATTTAAGTTCTAACTCGGCTACTCAACTTGCCACGCAACAATCAATCAAAGCATATGTGGATGCTATATCAACAACATTAACTCTTGCTGCTGATAGTGGTTCAAATGATGATGTTGTTGTAGGTACAGATACACTTACATTTGCTGGTGGTACAGGAATAGACTCAACTGTTTCTAATAATCAGATTTCATATGCAATAGATTCAACTGTTGTAACTTTAACAGGCACACAAACTTTAACTAACAAAACACTTACAAGTCCTACAATTACAGGTACTGGTGCAATCGCTGGTACATTTACTGGTAATATCACAGGTGACGTAACTGGTAATGCTGACACAGCAACTGCGTTAGAAACAGCTAGAACAATCGGTGGAACATCATTTGATGGTAGTGCAAACATAGCTGTTGCATTATCAACAGCTGCAACAACATTAGAAACTGCTAGAACAATAGGTGGTGTATCGTTTGACGGAAGTGCAAACATTAACTTACCAGGTGTTAATACAAGTGGTAACCAAGATACTTCAGGTAACGCTGCTACAGCAACCACTTTAGAAACAGCAAGAACAATCGCAGGACAAAGTTTTGATGGTAGTGCGAATATTACAATCGCAAGTACGGACTTATCAAATACATCTAACATAACGTTAAATGACGCTACACAAACTTTAACTAATAAGACATTAACTACACCTGTAATTGCTGAAATAGACGCAACTGGCGACTTTACTTTAGACGCTGCTGGCGATATACTTTTAGACGCTGCTGGTAATGATGTAAAAATATTAAATGCAGGTACGGAACTTGCAAGATTTGTAAATAACTCACAAAATTTAATTGTTAAAAATCCTAACCAAGATAAAGATATTACTATTTCAGGTAACGATGGTGGTTCAAATGTTGACGCATTAACTTTTGATATGTCAGACGCTGGTGCGGCTACATTTAATAGTAATGTAACGGTTGGTGGCAATGCTGTAATTACAGGTAATTTAACGGTCAATGGTAGTACAACAACACTATCAACAACTAACTCAACTATTGAAGATAGATTAATAGAATTAGGCACAGGCACTACAGGTACTCCTGGCAACGACATGGGACTTGTGTTTGAAAGAGGTGACTCTGATAACGCATTTATAGGTTGGGATGAAAGTACAGATAAATTTATAGTTGGTACTGGTACATTTACTGGTGCTTCAACAGGTAACTTAACTATTACAACTGGAACACTTGTTGCAAATTTAGAAGGAAATGTTACAGGAGATGTTACAGGTAATGTAACTGGTGATGTAACAGGAAATGCTGATACAGCAACTGCTTTAGCAACGGCTAGAAATATCGGTGGTGTATCATTTGATGGTAGTGCGAATATCAATTTACCAGGTGTTAATACTTCTGGTAACCAAGATACAAGTGGTAACGCTGCAACAGCAACTGCTTTAGAAACAGCAAGAACAATTGCTGGTCAATCGTTTGATGGCACAGGTAATATTACTATTGCTTCAACTGACTTATCTAATACAAGTGATATTGTATTATTGACAAGTACTCAAACATTAACGAATAAAACATTAACGTCACCTACTATTACAGGTACAGGTGCAATCGCTGGTACATTTACTGGTGATATTACTGGTGATGTGACAGGTAATGCCGATACAGCAACTACTCTGGCTACAGCAAGAACAATAGCAGGTCAATCGTTTGATGGTAGTGCTAATATAACAATTGCAAGTACAGATTTATCTAATACAAGTGATATTGTATTATTAACAAGTACTCAAACATTAACGAATAAAACTTTAACATCACCTACAATTAACGCAGCTACTATTACAGGTGAAGTAACATTTGCTGGTGATGTAAATTTTGACTCAAATACATTATTTGTAGATACTAGTGCTAACAGAGTTGGTATTGGATCAACAACATTAAGCCAACCATTTACTGTTCATAACACTAGTTCAGCACAAATTCATTTAAGAGGAGGTGGTCCTGGAATTAGATTTTCAAGTGATGAAGGTGGTTCGAATGATGCTACAAGAGGATTTATTGGATTTGCAACAAATTCTAACGCATTTATAAATGGAACAAGCACTGGTGACCTTGCAATTAGAGGTTCAACAGATGGAAATATTGTCTTTGGTGATAATGGTGGAGAGTATGCTAGATTTACAGATGGTGGTCATTTACAATTAAAAGGTAATATCGTATTAGAAGGTGCAACTGATAACACATATGAAACAACTTTAACAGTTGTAGACCCAACAGCAGATAGAACAATCACATTCCAAAACGGTAGTGGTACAGTTGCTTTCTTAACAGATGTAACTGGTGGTTCTACACCTGGTAACTTTACAACTATTACACTTGATAACAATATTACGTTTGAAGGTGCAACTGCTGATGATTATGAAACTACTTTAACAGTAGCAGACCCTACAGCAGATAGAACGGTTACAATACCAGACGCAACAGGCACAATAGTTTTAAGAGATACTACAGATACACTTACAAACAAAACTTTAACAAGTCCTGTTATCGCAGCCATCACAAGTACTGCTGATATAGATTTAACTGCTACAAATGATGTTAATATACCTGCAAACGTAGGATTAACATTTGGTAATGACGGAGAAAAAATAGAAGGTGACGGAACAAATTTAACAATATCATCTAGTGGAACAACAACACTTGATAGTGTTGGAAATATTATATTAGACGCCGACTCTGGTGGGACTGTGATAATTGCTGATAATGGATCTTCTTTAATGAAATTCTTTCAAAGTTCAGGCTATGTTGCCCTAGAGTCAATGGTATCAGACAATGATTTAAAATTAAGAGGAAATGATGGAGGCTCTTACTTTGATGCTCTAACACTAGATATGTCAGACGCTGGTTCAGCGACATTCAATAACAATATATCAGTTGGTGGTAACGCAACAATCACAGGAAATCTAACCGTAAATGGTACAACAACAACTGCGAATACTACAAACACGGTAATTTCTGACAGACTAATAGAGTTAGGTAATGGTACAACAGGTACTCCTGGCAATGACATGGGTATCGTACTTGAAAGAGGCGATAGTGATAACGCATTTATAGGTTGGGATGAGTCTACTGATAAATTCATAGTAGGTACAGGAACATTTACAGGTGCAAGTACAGGTAACTTAACAATTACTACAGGTACTTTAGTCGCAAATTTAGAAGGAAACGTAACAGGAGATGTTACAGGAAATGCTGATACAGCAACTGCTTTAGCAACTGCTAGAACAATTGGTGGAACATCATTTGATGGTACAGCAAACATCGCTGTAAATTTAGCTGCAACTGCAACAACATTAGCAACTGCAAGAAATATTGGTGGAGTATCGTTTGATGGTTCTGCTAATATTAACTTACCTGGTGTTAATACTTCAGGTAATCAGGACACTTCAGGTAACGCAGCTACTGCTACTGCATTAGAAACTGCTAGAACAATTGCTGGGCAATCATTTGATGGTACTGGAAACATAACAATTGCTTCAACAGATTTATCAAACACATCTAATATTGCTTTATTAGATGGAACGCAAACATTAACGAATAAAACTTTAACAAGTCCAACAATCAATGGTGCTACATTTGGTGCAGCTGATGTTACTTTTGATACATCTACTTTACACATTGATAGTACTAACGATAGAGTTGGTATTGGAACAACAAGTCCAAGTACATATTTAGCTGTTAGAACCCCAGACACCTCATCTTTAGTGGATGCACTACATTTAGATAATCCAAATGCTGCAGGTAGAGGTGTTGCTTTATCTTTTCAACAAGGCAATAACAGAAAAGCAAGAATTAAAAGTTTTTTTGATGCTACTACAAATTGGAATTTAGCGTTTGACACAGAGGATACTGCTAATGCTCTGATTATTAATGACAACGGTAATGTTGGTGTTGGTACTACAACTCCAAGCACTAAACTTGAAGTTTCTGGCACAATAACATCTACTGCGTTTTCAGGACCATTGACAGGCGATGTTACAGGTAATGCTGACACAGCAACTACACTTGCAACTGCTAGAACAATTGCAGGTCAAAGTTTTGATGGCTCAGCAAACATAACTATTGCTTCAACAGATTTATCTAACACGTCAAATATTACTTTAAATGACGCAACACAAACTTTAACTAATAAAACTTTAACATCACCAGTTATTGCAAATATCACAAGTACAGAAAACATATCATTAAATTCAAGTCAAAGTATTACTTTAGACGTTGATGATAAAATATTTTTAGATTCTGGCTCGAACGGTATTGTAGAGTTGAAAAACGATGGCACATCTTATGGAAAATTATTTGCATATGGTGGATTTAAAATAGAATCTTTAATAAGTGATCAGGATCTTTTGCTAAGAGGTAATGATGGTGGTTCATTTATTACAGCATTATCTTTAGATATGTCTGAGGCTGGTGCAGCCACATTTAATTCTACCGTAACTGCTTCAGGTTTTGTTGGCGATGTTACAGGTAATGCTGACACAGCAACTGCTTTAGAAACAGCAAGAACTATTGCTGGTCAATCATTTGACGGTACATCAAATATTACAATCGCTGCTACAGATTTATCTGACACAGATCAATCACTATCAACTACAGATAATGTAACGTTTAATGATATGACTGTTTCTGGTAATTTGACAGTAAGTGGTACTACAACAACAGTAAATACAGAAACTATAAATCTTGCTGATAACACTATTACTTTAAATAGTAACGAAACAGGCACACCATCACAAGACGGTGGTATAGAGATTGAACGAGGTACTTCAACAAATAAAACTTTAGTTTGGAATGAAACAACTGATAAATGGACTGTTGGTTCTGAAACATTCGTTGCTGGAACATTTGAAGGTGCTTTAACTGGTAACGTAACTGGCGATGTAACTGGTGATGTTACAGGAAACGCTGACACAGCTACTGCATTGGCAACTGCTAGAACAATTGGTGGTGTTTCATTTGACGGAAGCGCTAATATTAATTTACCAGGCGTTAATACTTCTGGTAACCAAGATACTTCAGGAAATGCTGCTACAGCTACTGCATTAGAAACAGCTAGAACAATTGCTGGTCAATCATTTGATGGTAGTGCTAATATAACAATTGCAAGTACAGATTTATCAAACACATCTAATATTGCTTTATTAGACGGAACTCAAACTTTAACTAATAAAACTTTAACAAGTCCAACAATTAGTGGTCCTACAATTACAGGAGACGCTACTTTTGATACAAATACTTTACACATTGATAGTACTAATAATAGAATAGGTATTGGAACAACTTCTCCAGCAGTTGCTTTAGACCTTCAACAGATAAATCCTTCTGAAGGTTTTAGAGTTAGAAGACACAATAGTTCAGGACAATATATTGACATAAGTGAAACTGATGGTAGCAGACATGAAATTAAAGCTGTTGGTGATAAAGAATTTAGAATGGTTAATGCTACAACTGAACCGGACCTAGGTTGGCATTTCTATAGAAACGGATCAGAAAGATTTAGAATATTAGGTGATGGATTAATTACATTACCTAGTGGTGCAGCTACACTTGTGGGTGATACTACTACACAGACTTTAACTAATAAGACAATTGACGCTTCTAGTAATACAATATCAAATATTGGAGATAGTCAATTAACAACAGGTATTGACGCTGCTAAGATTTCATCTGGATCAGTAAGTAATACTGAATTTGATTATTTAGATGGTGTTACATCAAGTGTTCAAACACAGTTAGATAATAAATCAACAAGAGGATTTGCTATTGCTATGGCAATTGCATTATAAATATATAAATATAAGAGAGAAAAAATATGGCACAGAATTTTAGAAGATACACAGCAAGAAACGTTGGAACTTCAGCTACAACAGTATTTACAGCTGACAGTTATGACACAGTAATTGGTATAGCATGTGCTAATATTACAACAGCTGAAATAAAAGTTGACGTGATATTAAATGATGCTGATTCTTCAAATGACGTGTACCTTATCAAAGGTGCACCAATTCAAAATGGTGGCACTTTACAAGTAATAGACGGTGGAGCTAAATACGTAGTAAAAAGTGGAGATGTTTTAAAAGTCGTTTCTAATACTGCTAGTTCACTTGATGTTATTGTAAGTGTAGTAGATGATATTTCAACATAGGAACAATAAATGGCTTATATAGGAAACAACATAGATATTAGTAAAGTCAGATTTGCTGAAATGAAGACTACTTCTTTAGACAAATCTGCAATTCAAACAATTTATTTAGGCGGCGGTGAAGATGGAGTTAATAACTCACCTACAGATGCTTTTGGAGTTTCTTTAGAACAAGTACTAACAGATTGTAATAATTCAAGTTTCGATATTATTGATATGGGAACAATTGAAGATACAGTTGGAATAGTCGATTTTGGTTATATTTAAACTAATAAAAAGCGGGAAGTTAAACAACTTATTATTATAAATAATAGAAGTTAGTTTGTTAATAAAGGGAGAGAACAACAATGCCAACAATTTTACAATTAAGAAGAGGTACTACTGCTGAGAACGATGCCTATACAGGTTCAGTCGGTGAAATAACAGTAGATACTACATTAAACAAAATTCGATTACACGATGGATCTACTGCAGGTGGTGACACTATTGGAGATGGATCAGGAAATATTCAAATCGGTGTAACAGGAAATAACGAAATAGATACATCATCAGGAAATCTTACTATAGATTCAGCTGGTGGTACAGTTACAGTTGATGATAACTTAACAGTATCAGGTAACTTAACAGTATCAGGAACAACTACTACTGTAAACTCAACTACTATTGATGTACAAAACGCTTTAGTATTTGAAGGCAGTACAAGTGACGATTTCGAATTAACTTTAACAGCAGGTGACCCTACTGCTGATAGAACAATTACTCTTCCAGACGCTACTGACACATTAGTTGGTAAAGCAACAACAGATACTTTAACAAACAAAACTTTAACAAGTGCTGTATTAAACACAGGCGTTTCAGGTACTGCTATATTAGATGAAGACAATATGGCATCTGACTCTGCTACACAACTTGCAACTCAACAATCTATTAAGGCATATGTTGACTCACAAGTTACAGCTCAAGATTTAGATGTTGCTGGTGATACTGGTATAGCTGCTATTGATTTAGATAGTGAAACATTTACAGTTGCTGGCGGAACCGGTATTAGTACTTCAGGTGCTATAAACACATTGACAGTAAATTTAGATGACACAGCTGTTTCTGCTGGTTCTTATGGTTCTTCAACTGCAATTCCAACATTTACAGTTGACGCTCAAGGACGATTAACTGCTGCTGGTACAGCTTCTATATCTTCAAATATGGGAATTGCTGGTGATAGTGGTACAGACACAATTACAGTTGGTACAGATACTTTCACAATTGCTGGTGGTACTGGATTAACATCAACTGCTACAACAGATACAATTACTTTAGATATTGATAGTACAGTTGCAACATTAACTGGTTCTCAAACACTAACTAATAAAACTATTAGTTTAACAAACAATACAGTAAGTGGTACAACAGCACAATTTAATAGTGCTTTATCAGATGGTTCATTTGCTACATTGGCTGGTACTGAAACATTAACAAACAAAACTTTAACATCACCTACTATCACAGGCACAGGTGCAATTGCAGGAACATTTACTGGTAACATTACAGGTGACGTAACTGGTAATGCTGACACAGCAACAACACTTGAAACTGCTAGAAATATTGGTGGTGTATCATTTGATGGAAGTGCAAACATTGATTTACCTGGCGTTAACACAACTGGTAATCAAAATACTTCAGGTTCAGCTGCAACGTTAACAACTGCTAGAACTATTGCTGGTCAATCATTTGATGGTTCTGCTAATATCACAATTGCAGCTACAGATTTATCTGACACAAACCAATCACTAGCAACTAGTGATAATGTTTCATTTGCTAACTTAACATTAAGTGGTGATTTAACAGTTAATGGTACAACTACAACTGTCGCTTCAGCAAACACAACAATTGCTGACAACTTGATAGAGTTAAACTCTGGTGCAGCTTCAAACGCTAATGATACTGGTATCTTAATCGAAAGAGGAAGTACTGGTGACAATGCGATTATGGCTTGGGATGAAAGTGCTGATAAATTTATATTTGGTACTACAACTGCTACAAATACATCAACAGGTGATTTAACAATTACAAGTGGTACAATTGTTGCTTCAACTTTTGAAGGTAACCTAACTGGTGACGTAACTGGTAATGCTGACACAGCAACTACACTTGAAACTGCTAGAACAATTGCTGGCCAATCATTTGATGGTAGTGCAAACATCTCAATCGCTTCAACTGATTTATCAGATACGGCTAGTATTGCGTTATTAACTTCTACTCAAACATTGACAAACAAAACGATTGCTGCTGGTTCAAACACAATCTCTGGTTTGACTTCATCAAACTTGACTAGTGCTGTTCAGTTACAGATTTTAGACTCTTCTGGATCTGTAGTTAAATCGTTATACGGTTCTGCAACGTAAAAATTATTAATCTACATCATAAAACGTTATTTTGTGATTACTATAGGTACGTGTAATTGCTAGATGGAAAATCATATAAATAGTAATAAAGGATTAATATGGCCAACCCAGCAAGTAGAGAAGAATTAAAACAGTACGCTTTAAGAACATTAGGTAAGCCTGTTATTGAAATTAATGCGGATGACGATCAATTAGAAGATAGATTAGATGAAGCGTTACAATACTTTGCTCAATATCATTATGATGGTGTTGAAAGAACATATCTAAAATATCAAGTTACTCAAGCAGACGTAGATAGAATTAAATCTCCTGATGGAGATACGTCTTCAAGTATAACTAAAAATTCTGTAACTACTGCATGGACTGAACAAAATAATTTCATAGTAGTACCAGAAGCTGTATTAGCAGTTACAAGAATATTTCCTCTATCGAATAGAGGTAATCAAAATATGTTTGATATACGATATCAAATGAGATTAAATGATCTATATGATTTTTCATCTACTTCAATTATTCATTACGAAATGGTAATGAAACATTTAGATTTTTTAGATCATATATTAGTTGGTGAAAAACCTATCAGATTTAATCAATATAACAATAAGTTGTTTATAGACATGGATTGGAAGACTGATATTACAGTTGGTGAGTATCTTGTAATTGAATGTTTTAGAAAACTAGACCCTACAGTTATGACAGATGTTTATAACGATATATACTTAAAAAGATATGTCACAGCCTTATTTAAAAGACAATGGGGTGCAAACCTTTCAAAATTTAATGGTGTGACTATGATTGGTGGAGTATCACTAAACGGTCAACAGTTATTTTCAGAGGCACAAGAAGACATAAGAAAATTAGAAGAAGAAATAAGAGGCACATACGAAACGCCTGTAACATATATGATAGGATAATGACATGCCAGTCAATCATTACTTTCAAGGCGGTAACGGTATCGGAAACGATGCTGAAAAAAAATTACACGAAGATTTAATCATAGAAGGCCTAAAAATTTACGGCCACGATTGTTACTATTTACCAAGAACACTTGTTAACCACGATTTAGTTTTAGGAGAGGATACTCTTTCTAAATTTGATCAATCATATATGCTAGAAATGTATGTTGAAACAACTGAAGGATTTGCAGGTGAACAAGAATTGGTATCTAAATTTGGCTTAGAAATTAGAGAAGATACAACATTTGTCATTGCAAAAAGAAGATGGCAAAATCAAGTTGATAATCAAGCAGTACAGATTGTAGATGGTAGACCTAACGAAGGTGATTTAATTTATGTACCTTTGATGAATAGTTTTTTTGAAATACAATTTGTAGAAGATCAGGAACCATTCTTTCAATTAGGTAACTTACCTGTTTACAAATTAAAGACAACTAGATTTGAGTATAGTTCAGAAAAAATTGATACTGGTAGATCAGAAATTGACATTGCTGAAGATAGATTATCTATAGATCAATTACAACATCAATTAGTACAAGAAGATGGTACAGGTTTCTTATTAGAAACTACAGATACAGTATTGAAAAATTACGACTACTTGGTATTAGAAAGTCATGTTGATGTCAACTTGGCAACACAAACAAGAGATTACGCTGATAACGCTACGTATGAAGCAGACGCAGGATTTGGTACTGCTAGTACGGAAGATGATATATTAGATTTCACAGAAAGAAACCCTTTTGGTGAAATAGATGAGGGTCAAGTATAATGTTCGGAAGACAATTTTACCATGAATCAATGAGAAAAGTAGTTGTAGCATTTGGTACAATTTTTAATAACATTGTTATTCATAGAACAGACGCCGATGGTTCTGTAATACAAAGATTAAAAGTACCTCTATCATATTCGCCTAAAGAAAAGTTTTTAACAAGATTAGAGCAACAACCTAATTTAAATCAAAGAGAAATGGCTATAACTTTACCACGTATGGGTTTTGAAATATCAGGCATAGGATATGACTCATCTCGTAAGTTACAAAGAATTGGTAAATTTAAAAATGTTAATACATCAGACGCAAGTAAAATGTATTATCAATATAATCCTGTACCTTACAACATATCATTCAATTTATACTCATTTACTGCTACAGCTGAAGATGGACTACAAATAATAGAACAACTACTACCATATTTTCAACCTGACTATACAGTAACTATAAATGCAATTCCTGAAATGGGTATTAAAAGAGATGTACCTATAACTTTAAATAGTGTCAATTATGAAGACACATATGATGGTGCATTTACAACAAGAAGAGCTGTAAACTATACTTTAGGTTTTACCGCTAAAACATATTTGTATGGTCCTGTTTATTCTAAAAGTGTTATTAAAGAAACACAAACTGATTTATATACAGATACATCAGGAGATCCTAAAAGAGAAGAAAGAATTATTGTTGTACCAGATCCCACATCAGCTGACGCAAATGATGACTTCGGGTTTACAACAACTATAAGTACCTATACGGACTCTAAAAATTACGATCCGAGTACAGATGGTGACGCATAATTATGAGCATAGACGAAAAAATAAACGAAGCCCTTGGTATCTCTAACGACAAGCCTGTTACAAAGGCTGTAGTCAAAAAAGAATATACTCCACCTGTTCCTAGAATAGAAGACAAAGAAAAAGAAGATGTGGATAATGATTACAAATACAGTAGAGAAAACTATTATAATCTAATCGAAAGAGGCCAAGACGCAATTCAAGGCATACTTGATATTGCAAATGAAAGTCAACATCCTCGTGCTTACGAAGTTGCAGGCAATCTTATTAAACAAGTTGCTGATACAGTTGATAAATTACAAGACTTACAAGGCAAACTTAAAACATTAAAAGACGTTCCTAATAAAACAAATAATACAAATATTAAACAGGCCTTGTTTGTGGGTTCATCAGCAGAATTACATAAAATGTTAAAGAACAAAAACACACAAGTTCAAAGTGAAGAAGATAAAGATTTTAAAAAGGTAAATGATGAGTGAAGCATACTTAGGTAACCCTAATCTTTACAAAGCAAATCTCAAACAAGAATATACCGAAGAACAAATAAGAGAGATTGCTAAGTGTATGGAAAACCCTATACATTTTGTAAAGACATATACTAAAATTGTAAACATTGATGAAGGTCTAGTGCCTTTTAATATGTATGGATTTCAGGAAAAAATGGTTAAGACATTCCATGAAAATCGTTTTTCTATTTGTAAACTACCTAGACAGTCTGGTAAATCAACTACTATTATTGCATATCTACTACATCAAGTTATATTCAATGATAATATCAATGTGGCCATACTTGC